TGTCCTGTGTAGATCATTACTTCTCCACTAGATCCAGTGCTTGTATCTGATGTGTAGACCCCAATGTTCCCACTGTTTCCATTTGTTGGTGCATTTGTGTAAATAGAAATCCCACCTGTCCCTGTAGTCCCTGTACCACTTTTAATCAAAAGACTCCCACTACCTCCACCTGCGTTATTCCCTGTTGCTATGGTAATAATGCCACTATTGCCACCATCTGTAGTACCTGTTTGTAAAAATACCTCACCACTTGGTCCAGAGCTTCCACTCACACCTGTATTATTTCCTGTATTTAAATAAAGATCGCCCGATTGAGTGTTACTTGTTCCTGTTTTAAGCGTAGCATCACCACTTGCTCCTCCAGTTGCATTACCCGAATATAAACTAGCACCACCTGTAGCACCACTTGTCGTAGTGCCAGAGTAGAAATCAAGAACACCCGATGTAGTGTGTCCTTGACCACTATAGATAGAAATCGCACCACTCGAATAAGTAGCGTTATTGGCTGTGCCTGTGTAGAGGTTAATCACTCCACTATTCCCATTGATAGTTGAGATGCCTGTTCTTATCTCAAGAGCACCTGTATTTGCTCCTGCGTTTGAGGAGAATAAATACACAGAACCACTATCTAATGTTGCTGAAGAACCAGACTTTATAAAGACTGACCCACTACTACCTGTTGACGCTTGCCCCGACTCTAACTTTACAGTTCCACTTGAACCACTACCTTGTGGTAGACCACTCTTTACGGTTACAGCACCACTATTTCCGTCATTAGGTTCACCACTTTGGATCGTGATAGCACCACTAGTTCCATCCTCTGTAGTTCCCGACCCTATTGTGATAGCACCACTGTTTCCTGTATCTGTATTACCTGTGAGTATGTTCATCAGTCCAGAGTTGGCACTAGATGTATTCCCAGTGATTAGCTCAATTTTACCCGACTCGTTAGTTCCCCCTTGCCCTGTCTTAACATCGACATCCCCTGTGCTTCCTGCGTTTGCAGTTGAGCTTGTGCTACCACTCTCTATGGTTATATCCCCACTTGCTGAACTCGTGTGGTTGTGAGGATTGCCAGATTTGATTGTGATTGGACCAGACTCTGTGTTTTGAGCAGAGACATCGCCTGTTTGTATGCTAATCAATCCTGTTGTTGTTGTGCTTGTGCTTGTTGTAAGGATGTTCTCTTTATCAACTCCCCCTGTTGAAAGGTAAATTCCCCCAAAGGTACTTAAGGGAGGTTCGGTTAAGTTTGATCCCCCAAAGATATAGACATTACCTGCATAAAGTCCATCACCAGAGTTGATGGTAACATCTCCACCCATTCTTCCATGACCACTATCTCCTGCTTCAACAGTCACAGATCCCGAATAGGCTCCTGTTGTTCCGTTAGAGCCAGAGATTAGAACACCGACTTCTTTCTCATCGACTAGAGATGTGTCGGCAGAGTTCGGCTCAACTTTGATAGCTTTTGCTTTGTTTTGAGCTTCTATAGTTTTTTGTATCGCAGTAAGTGTAGACATGATGCGTTCTCCTTAAAGGTGATCTTTACATCATACTACACAATAAAAGATTTATGAGAGAACTGCCTCTATGATTTCTTCTGTAACTTGAGACACATTCTTTCTTCTACCTTTTTCGATAAAGACTTTGCGTTTGTTGACTTGGACGACCCACACATCTTTTTTGATAGCGTAGCTATAGGAAACTTCAATCAGACCTTTGTTGAGTTGAACCTTAAATGATCTGTTAGAGGATCTTTGGAAAGTATCTCTCTCTGGTCTATTCTTAAAGAACACCATGATTTCGTGAGAGATAAGGGAGTGGATCTCGCCCAACCCTTCAAGGATATATTCGTTTAGGCTAACATTGTTCATTTATACACCGTCTATAGGATGCCGAAAGTCGTATTCTTTTAGCATCTCATATTCCATAAAGGCCATGATGATCTTCACGACATCACCATGAGTCCAAGAAATGCCCTCATTAGATTCTACAGGGTCTAACTCGGTTTCTTCATCGGGAGGTGGGATGTTGGTGATGATCTTTGCTTTTATTGTTTTCTTGCTTTGAGCGAGAGCTTTTACTGTTCTGTGAGTGCCATCAATGATCTCACCATCCCATATTAGAATGGGGTATGATAGGTCGGCCTCTAAGCAACGCTCGATATGTTCCGAAGGGTGTGTTTGACCCCAATACCAATCTTCTTGAAACGAGGCAGGTATTTCCCAATCGACAGGCTCTAAAGACTCAACTTCGAGCCATAACTTCTCTATATCCCAAGCGTACCTTATATCTCCAATAACTGTACTGAACTGCTGACCCATATCTTCTTTATATCCTATGAGATCTAATGCTTTGTCTCCATAAATAGTTACGGGCTTCGGCATGATTAAAAAGTTGTAAACATATACGCTTATGATACCGAGAAGATATGAGAACATAATCAGACCCTTATTTTGTAGTGTTTGATGAGATCTTCCCTAATCTTAGTCACATAAGCATCATCGCAGGTTTCATTGATAAGTGCGTTTCTTAGATTTCTAAGGTACTTAACTACTCTATCGTCCTCGTGATTTTTACTAAGCTCTTTTAAAAGTGCAGGATGATCCCATTCACCTGTGTATTTCTTGCTCTCTTCATTTGTAAGATAAACGACACATAAGACTCCATAAGGTGCATTTTTGTCTGAGTAGACTCGCATAACCCTTCTTATGTATGTGTTTTCTTCGTTAGATCTGTCATGCTTGTATCCCTCTCGTTCATCCAATGTCTTTAGGACTTTTTCAAGGGACTCTACAGGGTACTCAAGCACTAAACCTTGCATAGACCCACCTGGTTTAGTGCCTATGATTAAGTGTCCATGTCTATTTTCGGACATGACATTGAAAGACCTAGAGATTGAGTTAATATGACCTTTCCAACTGTTCGTGATCAGATCTTCGTGTTCTGGTTCGCTCATAAGCGTTCCGTAAGCAAAGACCCTAAATACTTTTTCATTCGGGGGAGGTGCTTCTACCACTTCCTCTTTGACTTCAATCTCTTCAATGACGACTTTGTTTTCCTTGTTCGAGGTGACTCGTTTTACTTCGAGCTTGCATCGTGAAGGCTTCTTGAAGTGTTTTTCATACCCAACGAACTCGGAGTCTTGATCGACTAAGTACATAGTCATCGTTCGTGTTTTTGCATCGAACAGGAACTGATTTGATGTAAACATACCATCTGGTACTTTACGGACAACATTGTTAGGGTTTGGTACATCTTTGAGTCTAAGAGCAAAGAGCTTTTTGATGATGTCCTCTGATTTCTTGGGTTTGCTTTCAAGGACTCCCATCATGGTTTCATATCGTGTTTCGGAGGACTCACGATCATCACCAGAGACATATCCTGCATCTGAGTAGTAGATCCCATGATTTGTACGAACAAAGTTCTTTTCAAGGATCTCATCTACTTTAGCATCATGTTTTGAGGTTTGTTCTATAACGAAAGCGTGTCTCTCGTCCGAGATCATTGTATGTCCTTTAACACCGGTCTTGAGGTGTGTGAGGATATGCAATGCTTGTAGGAGAGAAGTACATTCTAAAGCTGATATGATCCGATGGGCATCTTGAGAAAATCGTATTGCTTTAGATTTCTTTTTTGTACCCTCTTTTTCATCTTCGAGAACCATTAGAGCCGCGTTAGAGACAACAATCCCATGCTCGTTAATGCCTTCGACCCAACCTGTACGCTCATCTTTGAAATACAGGATTTCAACTCCATTGTCAGAGATGATGTGGTGGACTCGAATGTCGGGGATATAGTTTCTGTCTCTATTTTTAAAGACCCACTTTTTATCGCCAATATGGGTGATAGCGATTACACAGGATTGCTTTATCATAACTAAACCTCTTTAGACATGAGCGAGCGAATATGCTCGCCTAAATCTACTATTTTCACGAAGCATTTGATGGATCTGTCGTACAGCCGCTCTCCTAAAGATCTTCTTGAAGAGTGATTTCCCACCTTCCCATATACTCTTTGCGACCCCTCCTAAGAACTTGAAGCTCCGAGCGAGGTCTTTAAATATAGCAGGGGCAAGTGCGGCTGCCGAAACACCTAGCTTACGCACAATCTGTGCTGTTGCCTTTGTGTCTGTGAGAATGCAGATCAGTAAGATTACAGCGAGGATTTTAACGATCCCTACACCGACTACAGCGAGTCCTGTTTTCATTAACAGGGCAATGGCGGCCGTTTTAAGGATAAACATACCCACATAAACTACGATCAACTTATGGTCGGGCATATCTTTGAATGTAGACTTATTAAAGTCTTCCCATTTAGTCATCGCCCAATTTTTAAGCGTAATGTCTTTAGGGTTTATACCTAAAGAGTTTCTTATTTCATCAGTGCCAATACCTGCCACCTCTGAAACTTGGTGTGGAGTTCTAGCAGAGATGAGTTTACCCATCATTTTAAGGGTTGCACTGAAGTTCCCTGCCTTTTGTAGTCGGTCAGCAATCAAACGCTCATATTCGGTCTTAGGCTTAGTATTTGCGTCTACTAAGGTGTGTAGTTTCTTAGTTAGACCTTTAGCTTTAAGGACATTTGCAATGAGGGTGAACTCACCTTTATGTAGACCAAAGAGCTTAGTCTTGAAGTTATTGATGATTTCAGAGAAGTAGCTCAAACCGACTTGGTTTTTGACCTGTGGATCATCGAGTTGATCCATCATATCATCCATTGTTCCAGCATACGCTGTCTTTGAGTCGCTAAGGATCGCAGAGTAAACTCTACGCATACGCTCAAACTCTCTAGCGTTCCCTGTGGCTAAGATAGCCCTACGGATCATTTGGTTTTGCTGATGTGCTACTAACACATTATGGATGCTTGCTTGACGATTTCTCATGCGAGAACCTTCTTTCTTTTTGGTGTGCTTATTATTCCAAGCCTTCCACTTAGCGTGTTGAGGGCTGGATTTGAGTGAGGGATCATGCCCCCAATTTTTGAGACTAATCTCCCATTTGGACATACCCGACCCTCCAATTATTTCTCCAGGCTTTCCTCCGAGCATACGAGAGTTGAAGCCATTTTCTTGAGAAGCATTGTCGAAATCTTGAGCTGACCAATCCTCGAACTTTTTCTCTTTTCGCCTTTTGATACGATGGAATGAGTCATACCCCGACTGTATCCCACCTTCTTCTTTTGCTTTGCTACGGTTAATAGAAGCTAGAAGTCTGTGGTCATTAACAGCCCATTCGTCAAGTGCCTTCTGACTCATATTAATGAGCTTATGCCACTTGTCGTATATCTCTTTTTTTTCCTCGTCCGAGCGAGGTTTTGCGTATCTATAAGGCATTACGATAACTCCTGTTCTTTCATATAGTTTGGTCTATAAATAAACTACAACAGAGTGAGCGTAACCCCTTATCTATGGATTAGTGTCGATAAGACTATTCCCCCCACTCTAACAAGGAGAAAAACTATGAGCTTTGCTTTTAAAACAACAAACAAGAACGCAAAAGGCTACTATCAACAAGCCTATACTGATCGCATCTTTTCGATCAAAGACCTCGTGTCTCACTCTGTTTCAGAAGCAGGTTATGACCTGCAAACAGAGGGCTTTTATCTAGGTCGTATTGACCTTGATAAAGGTCAAGTGGTCAGTGTTGACTTCGCAGTATCTTCAAGACGAGAGGGTACAGAAACGAGTGGTGTATCTCTAGGTGGTGGATCAATCGGGAAAGGTATATGGGGCAATCAATGGGTTGTCTCCATGTCATCTTTGACCATGAACGGTGAGAGACAGCAAGTGAAGCAGTTCTTGTTCACTCAACCGATGTTGAGTCGATACTCCGATAGCTTATCAGACCTTACTGTAAAGCGTAATCATACTAAGTTGGTTAAAGACCACTTAGAGCGATCAACCACAGACATGATCAGCTTCCTCAAACACTATCTGAAAAGAGTGCAAGGTTAGAGTGTAACCCCTTATCTATAGACCTATGTAATCAACTTCCACTTCGACAAGGAGAACACTATGTCTCGTACACATAATCATCGTAAACCAGCATATGAGGGTGGAGAGCCTAAGTCTTGGCACTCTCGTTGGTCATCACCTGCTTCACAGTCTGCTAATCGCAGACGAGATCAGAACAAGACTCGCTCTATCTGGAAAGTTGCTCTTGAGCAACTCCCTACTGAGGCTTGGGAAGATGGAGTGTCTCTTCGGTTCGGTAGAAGCCACTTTTTAGGTCATATACACTAAATACCTAGAAAGGGGTCAATAATGAAAACCTGTGATCGCTGTGGAGTCCAAACTAAGACATACACGATGAGTATGTTCAACACGCAGGAGATTTGTCCAGTGTGTAAAGAAGAGGAGCGTAAGCACCCTCGCTACCAAGAGGCTTGCGAAGCTGACAGGGAAGCCATTGTGCGTGGCGACTATAACTTTAAGGGAATAGGCTGGACAGCCCTACACTCAAGTAAGTAAGTAAATGACAGATAGACTAAAAATACCTATGGATAAAGTTATCGCTGATTATCAGCGAGGGATGAACACAGAAGCACTTGCTGAAAAGTATGGTGGTTCGGGTCGGACAATCCAAAGAAGGCTGAAAAAAGCAGGTGTGTGGGAAGCCTACAAGAACCCGAATAGTCTTTTTTATGAGGACGATCCTACAGAGCCTCCTGTGGACTATGAATCAAGGTGTGTCGAACTTGAAGAAACTCTTGATCTCCTTGTAAAACAGATCAGTGGTGGACATATCTATCACCCTCAAGACTCAACCCTTGCAAGAGTCTTAGAGTCCAAATGTGAGTCTGATATAGCATCGGCTATCGAGATCAGCCTCAGACAACACTATCTTGAGGAAGCAATCGCCTTACGGTTTAAAGACTTGCGTAGAGCGAATGTTAGCTTAGATGGCATCTGGTTAACCCTTTCGGAAGGGTATGCTCTACCTGTGTCCAAAGTGAAGCGTGTAGTCTCTAATCAACTTGGTGATGTATCTTCGAGGTATGAACTCTTTAAGAGTGAGATCATTGAGGCATACCTCAATGGTGCTTCTACTAGAGACTTGGGTTTTCAATGGGATACCTCAACCGATGTGATGAGGAGACAACTTAGAGTATGGGGTGTATCTGACTCAAATAGAGTGAAGAAGAAACGCATCAGACATGACCACAGAGACCAACTACCTATGCAAGACATCATCAAAGACTACAAGGCTAATATGCCGATGACTAGGTTGGAACAGAAATACTATGTATCAGCATCTTTCATCGAAAAGTGTTTGAGAAAGATGGGTGTGCCTAAGCGACCACCTCTCCCGACAGGGGCGAAACCAAAACAAGTGGAGTCTACAACCTTAAGCCTACTTGTCTCTGACTATAATGCAGGGTCTGGCGTGAGCTTCTTGAGTAGAAAGTACAACTTGAGTCGGTCTTCAATCAAACGGTCTTTAGAGCAAGCAGGTGTTGAGTTGAGGCGAAAAGGGCGATCAAAGAAAGTGTAACCCCTCATTTATAGGATCACATAAGCCGAAACTCTTGAAAGGAGAATGACATGGCATACGACTTTGAAACAATCAAACAACTCCACAATAAAACCCTTGAGCGTGTGGAAAAAAGTGGCGATGAACAACTGTGGTTCTACACCACAGACAACAAAGCTATAAAAATGTACCACTCACAAGACTGTTCTGAGAGCGTCTACATTGAAGACATCGCAGGTGATCTCAATGATCTTGTAGGCAACCCAATCCTTCGTGCAGAGGTTCGTACAGAGGACGGACAGTCATCTTATGGTGATCTCACCTATACCTACTATGAGATTGCTACCATCAAGGGTAGCGTGACGATCCGATGGTATGGGTCAAGTAATGGCTACTACTCTACGAGTGTCTATCTTGCTTCATACGATGTCGATGACGAGGGAGATGTTGTTTGGTCTAGTGAAGATATAGACTGGTAATACTATGGCATACAATACAAAACATCCAGATAATGCAAGTAAGCGTTCTTTACAAAGACACATCCTCAATCGGATGATGAAGCACCCACACAAGACTCAACCGTATACCATTGTCTGTCTGCCAGGTCGGAAGTGTTGGGAGGTCGAATACCTACTGCCCTACAAACACGATACTTATGAGGGAGTCGGACCAGGTGTAGAAAAGATTATCGCACTTGAGCAAGACCAAGAGGTTTTTGAGATTATCCAAGACAAGTACAAAGATAACGATATGGTTGAGGTGTTAAACACTAGCACAACTGAGTTTCTTTACACTTATGAGGATCAAGTCGATTTAATCTACTTTGACTACTACTCGTACTTTTCATCAAAAGTGAAGCAAGACATTGAGATCATGTTTGAGCGTAAGGTGTTATCTGAGGGTGGTAAGTTCATTGTCAACTTTTTAGCTACTAGGGAGTCTGTACCCAATCAGATCATGCAAGACCGACTCGTTAGAAAGTTCTGTGAGATTGGCAAGTATGAGCTTGATGTGGATAGTCTTGATGAGGATCGCAAGAGGTGTGTTGCGTTTAATGGTTTGATAGGTCGTTATAGGTCAAAGTCTATTAATGATAGGACTTACTCTCAAGGTAATAACTATGTTGCTACTACAGCACCTTTATGGCACAGATACAAAACCTTAGCTGGTCATTCGATGTTGACAGGTTATTTCACACTCAACTCTTACCCCTCCAAGCAAAGCAGAGGAGCACTCTATTATGCTGAGGAAGTGTGGACAACCGATCCTGTTCGTTGGGGTATAACAGACTGGAACACAGAAGTAAGCGTTAAACCTCAGCAAAACTACGACATTTGGAAAACGCTGGTTGAGGACTTTTATGCGAAAAACCACTACACACCATCAAGTTTAGACTTAGGTCGTACATCAATCAATTGTTTAACTCAGATCATTCGTGATCTTGGTTTGTGCCCTAGACATGATAGGACTGTAGAGGACATTAAAGGTGAGATTGATCGCATTTATCAGAGGGTGGGTGTGGTTTGCCCCTTTACAGTGGCTCAAGCGAAGCTCGGACTCAAATCGGGTAAGAATGAGAAGATGAATGTACGCATGATTATTGATTATTGCGAGGAAAAGGGTTATCCACATCGCCTCCTTTTAAATCCAATCAAAACGAACATCAATCAGTTAAATACTGTTAAGGAATACCTCGACCACCTTCAAGCAGATAAGCCACCATCAAGTTTCCCTAAGTATCGCAACCTGTATTTTACGATCTTGGGTAGAGACTGTTCTTTTAAGAACGCTCATAACACTAAGTTAGCTTTAGAGGAGTCTCTGATGCGTGTCGGGTTGACTAAAGATGGTGAGATGACTGTTCAATACACAGATCAGCAGTTGATTGATATGTACTATAAGAAAGACATTACGATTAACGCTCTAGCTTCTTTGAGATTAATGTCTCGCCCTTTGATGATTGAATACCTAAAAGGGCTAGGGGTTGATGTGAGGCATAAAAATGATCGCAATAAAGACAAGATCACTCCCGAAAAGGTGCTTCGGGAGTTTAAGAAGAATGAGTCAATCATTGAGGTCGCTGTCAAGTTTGGTGTCAGCACCAAGTATATCAAAGACATCTTAGATGAGTTAGGTGTAGCACCAGCTAAAACAGGTGGGTATATCAACCTTGATGAACAGGCTTTAATCTCTGATTACAAGTCGGGTATGACTTGTCCTCAAATCGCTAAAAAGTATGGTGTTCAAATATGGGTCGTTCATAGCAGACTCAAAAGTGCAGGGATAAAAGTTAAAGAGAGGGGAGGTGGGGTGCGTATCAATCTCCCAAAGGAAGAGATCATTGCTGACTATCAGTCGGGGCTAAGTATGGCTAAGATTGGACGCAAGCAATTTGTGAGTGGTGGTACGATTAGTAAGCGTTTGAAAGAGTGGGGTGTGGCTAAATCATATAATAGACCCTAACCCACTAAGGTTAGGAGAACCTATGAAAATACCATTATGGAGAGATGCCCTTCATCAGTTTTTTAACTCAACCGAAGAGCGAGAGGCTTATTCTACAATCTTTAACTCTGAGCTTGGTCTTAGGGTTGATCTGTCTCACCCTTTAAAGGGAGTGACTTCTATCAAGTTTGAAGGTTCGGTTGAGAGCATTGAAAAGATTGATGGAGTCTGCGATGCCATTAAAAACTATGTTCGAGTTTACACGATCACAAATCGAGGGAGAAATCTTTTAGATACCATGCCTATTTATGATTTCGATAACATCACCTGCGATAAGGACTCCTTTAAGGCTTTCATCGCTAAAAACAAAACAAGATACCCTAACTACAATAACATCGTAGATTTTCATAAGACCATTCATTCTGGCCTCAAAGGCTACTAAGATGTATACAGCAGACAAATGTGTCGAAAACGAGGTTTACTGCAATGTCAGTATGCTCATGGCAGAAATCTTAAAGAACCCCGATGCTGTAGACTCCGAGTGGTATGAGGAGCTTTTCTATGTAGCCGAACAGACAGAGGAAGATTTTAGAGAGAATGGGGGATACTACATTCAACCATTGAGCTTTTGGGCGATCTCTGAGCGTCTAGCTACCTTTTTGAAACTAGAGGGTCATCCTGTCACGAACTACTTTGGCACATGGATTTGGGGTCGCCCGACTTATGGACAGATGATTAAGTGCGATGGTGTGATTGAGAACTTTGTAGAGGAGGTCAACAACGCTTCTCTGTAGGGTCTACCTAAGCCATGAGGGGATACGCTTAGTGTACTTGTCTGCTAACTTAGAAGCACACCAAGCGTTTGGTTTGACCTCTACGCTATCGTAGCCATACCCTCGCACCATAGCGACCAAAGAGCGTGAAAAGCGACCTGTCCTGTGACTTGTGTTCTCATGGCTAACATCTAGGTGGATAGAGATGTTAGCATGGGGTATGGTTTCTCTTATGTTACAGGCTAAGTCGATAGTGGTTTGTGTTTCACAGAAGATACGCTCATAAAGGTTGTGGTGTCGTGGTCTAGTTCTGTGTTCGAGATAAAAGTATCGGCAGTGGTATTCTTTATCATCGCAGAGGACTGCGATTACAGAGACTAGAAAAGTTCCTGTGTTGAAGGGCTGGCTGTCAGTCCCTAAAACGATCTCATGTCCGTATCGAGATGCTTCGTTTAGGAACTGGATGATACAGTCATACTCGATGATCTTTTTAGTGCCTGTTTTCCACATCACCCTGCCTTTCGATTATTTATTTATAGTTAACCATACCATATAAGGAGGGCTAAATATGTTTCATCACTTAACCTTAGCTGTAAGAGACAGAATGATCAAAGAGCTACAAGAGTATTGGCAGGATCACCCCCGATACAAGACTCTAGCTCAAAACATACAAGGGAAATATGCTTTCGAGGAGCGTCCTCAGTTCGGCATGATAGTCAAAACAGGTGGGGCAAGTAATGTTGTGTTAAGTCCAGATAACTTTATAGCCACCGTCAAAGGTTCAGTTGTTTTAGCAAGTGTGCTTGGCAAGAAAAGCGTAGCGATTGAGTGGGTGAGGGAGTCTTCCTTTGAGACACCGAGAAAAGGGGTGTACCACTTTAAGTTTGCTAAAGCACAAAGCACAGATCCTAATAAATATGTCATCACACAGGATATATATCAGTACCAAAAAGAAGATGTGCTGATTTTCACTGACCCTACAACGATAGAGCTACTTGAAGAACCTGTTGCTAACTCGTTTAGGTTGATTGAAAATCCTTCGGGTAGATTGCTAGAGTCAACAGAGTATGTTCGTAATGGTACGACTGTTACTTTGACCGAAGAAGTACCTAGAGGGTTAAGTCTAAGAGCACAATACACATATAAAGAGGCTGATGCTCCCGACCCTTACACAGTATATCCCGACCAAGTGTACCGAGAAATCATCCCTGGTTGTCTTATAGCGATTGGGAGATGGATTGAAGATGGGGATGAGCAGATCATCGTGGTAGAGGAAGACCAACAAGCCACTTATCATGAATATGGTGGTCGTTGGGACATAAGCGTAGACATTGATCTTGTGACTAGGGATGTTCATTCACAGGCCGATATAGCCGACAGAACTGTTGTATGGCTTTGGTCGGCTTTAAGACCTAAGCTCGCCAATCTTGGTCTTGAAGTTTCGGATGTGAGCTTGGGTGGTGAGGGAGAAGAAGTATATGACGATAACGCTGATGATTATTTTTTCACAGCGAGCATGAGCTTATCTATCCAAGCAGATTGGTTCGTCCATTTCCCACTTATCATACCTTTGTTGAGGTATAACTTAGAGGGGGTTGTGCCTGTTAAAGAGATTATCACCTCGCCACTGGCAGGTATTGGATCTGATACCGATTTCTTACAGAGGCTTCTTTAATAGTTTATTTATGAAACAACTTATACAAGAGAAAGGGTCTATCTATGCCTATCCTAAAGTTTCAATGCACGAGTTGTGGTTTTTCACAACGCAAAAGAGTCTCACGAGGAACGGACAGTATCTCATGTTCTTCCTGTGGGGAAAGTGCGTTTGCTGAAGGTTCTCCTAATCTCACAGTCGGTTTTCAAGCTGATGTCTCTCAATCTATGCGAGTTCAAGACTCTGGTATAGAGTCTTTCGACATGGATTATGATCGAGTGATTGGCGAGGACGCTCAAGCGAAGTGGGATATAGTCTATAGGAGAAATCGGGATAAATGGGACATCTTACATTCTACGGGTGATACTGGGAATGACATAATGAGGTTACCCGATGGCTCATACGACTCTTTGCCCGACCCTGCAAAGGTGTTTCGTGAGACTCGTCTGACTGGAATGAATAAATTAGAACAACAAAGATCATCCTCAACTAAGGAGTAAAACTCATGGCTATTGAAGGCGGATACGCACCACCTGGTGTATATACCAGAACAATTTTTGAAGATACCAATACTAATCTTGCACAGTTACAAGGTAAAGTACCGACCATCGTAGGTGTAGGTAAACAAACCTTTCAAGTGAATGGTAGTGAGTTAGTAAGAGGATCTTCTTCAACTATAGATCAACGCATAGTTGAAGAAGATCCGACAGGACGCATGATTGCAGACACGAACCCCGATGGGTCTTTTGTGTTGTCGGATTTTAATGGTGTCTTGACAGAAGTATATGTCAGACATTTCCCCATCGTAACTGGAGAAGGGTCGGGAACAACCTCAAATACCCCTAGCTCTGTATCAGCTACTATCAATGGCAACGCTACTGTTATCATTGAGGTGGATGGTGCGAACGGAAAAATTCGTCTTGCAGAAGCACCAAGTCAAGGTGACGATGTTAGGATTTCTTACTTCTTCAATCGTACAGATACCTTTGTTGAAGATGAGGTCTTGTCATCGCAGGTTAGCGATTTCCAAACAGAGATCAGAGGTTCAGCTTCTAGCTTTGTTATTACTGCCGAGACTAATACCCTCATCATCACTTGTGATGGTGAGACTCAAGTTTTGACTTTAGGTGTTGATGCTGTTCGTGCAGACTCACTTAATAAAGTACAGAACGCTATTAACGGAGCAGAGATCGGATCTTTAACTGCAACCACATATGTAGACCAAAATGGCTCTGAGAACCTCCTCCTCTCTGCTGATGGCGAAATCATCGTAGGTGCAGGTACAGCTAACACAGCTCTTGGTGTTTACGCTAGTCAGCGTGGTACAGACAGAAATCGTATCTTCTTCACTGCGAATGGACCGATTGTTGATGGTTCAAATGGTGGTGTCATCACTACTGATGTTAGCCTCATTACTGTTAAGATAGATAACGCTGTCGTTCAAGCTGAGTCTGTTGACGGTGCTAATGGATCGTTTACCCTTTCGAGTCCTCCAAAGGTCGGTTCGACTGTGAGCGTTTCTTATCATCACAATACTTTCCAAGATAAGTTCGATTACATCCCTGGTCGAGATGTCAAATCAATTGATCGTGTTTCAATTGTTGCTAGTGGTGGTGGAGAAGCCGCTCAGTTTATTCAAGATGTAGACTTTGTTTTAAGTGATGACAGGATCGTTTGGGGAACTGCTTCAATCGTATCTCAAGGTGGTACTCAAACAGGTAATACAGCTTTTGGAACTGCTCAAGTTTCAGCACTCCTTCGTGATGAGCGTGGGTATCTCTTAGAGTGTTCTCCTGTTGTAATCACTAGCGTGACTCCTAGTAGAATTCTTGCGAAGACCTTTAAACTCCCTTATCAGCCAGTAGACGGTACAGGTTCGGGTATCCCTACTTCTAACCCTGCTTTGATCCAAGTTCGTACAGGTGTTTCATTTGCTGACGCTCTTGAGAACTCTGTAGCGACTGTGACGAGGGTTGATCCTGCTACTTCTCAAATCACCCTTGCGACAGAACCTCCTACAAACCACAAGGTCTTTGCTACATTCTTCTATAGCATCCTTCAAGACAAGTTTGATCTTAATGCTTACAATGTAGCTGTGGAGACTGTTGGAGCGAGTGGGCTTGGTACTTATACTCTTACTTCGGGTACTACATCATTCTTCGGTGCAGAGCTTACTGCTAAGGGGAATGACCTCAGTGAGACTGTCATTGAGTTCCCAAGTGGATCAGAGGCATTAACAGGTATTCGCTTCTCTAGTGGTGTTCCAGTTGAAGAAATCATCACCCTTCAGTTCGGCAACTTTGACGAAACACCTGCTACCTTCTTTGTCGAGGGATCTGCCCCTTATTATCTTGTTGATGGTCAAAGCGATACCTTAGCGATCACCGTTGATCAACAGGCTGTAAGTGTCGATTTCTCTGCTCCTACCGATGGTACTCGTCTTGGTAACATCACTCATCATGTAGGGGGAGTTCTTCCTTACACCGCTGAGTCGGACAACTCTAATCTAGGTGATGGCATCTCAACCTCTATCACACTAAAAGTGGATGGGTTAGATTTACCCCCTTGTACCGTTGCAGGTGATGATAAGAAAGTTGCTGATCTTGTCACCGAGATCAACACTCAATCTCTAACTGTTAAACCAACCTATACTGCAATGTCTGTTATGGGTGCATGGAGTGCTAAGAACAATACCTATAAGGTGTTCAAGTTCTCATATCGTGGGTCTACTACAGCAGAGTCAGAGGTCGAGTGTACGATTGATGAAGCAGATTACTTAACTGCCGAAGCTCTAGCAGGAGACTCAACGATCTTAGGTGATCAAGCCGACACAGGTGTGAATAAAGCACTTGTTGCTGGTATTCTTGCTGAACCTGCTTTAGCTGGACTTCAAATCACCTGTTCTTCAGTTGGTGGTCGTTTAGTATTTACACTAGATGCAATCCCTGGTGCAGACACCTACGGTTATATTGAGTTCATCACCGATGCCGATCCCGATACCTCTTTCTTGAGTGTTGCTGGTATTGATGGTCATCAAAATACAGGCTCGGCAGGTGGTACGCAGACTAAGTGGGGCTTCATGCCTGTAGCCGCACTAGCGTCTGTGGACATTCTTGGTAATGGTGTTCTGACAGAACCTCATAGAGATCGTTTGGTCTTGAAGAACCGTACTTTGATCGGTAATACCTATTACCCACCATCAAGTATAGATCTTGGTTTGAGCGTTTCTACAGGAACGAACCTTAACCTTATGGGTATCACTCCTTCTTTAAGTTTGGTTGCTTCAAGAACTTCTGTGATTGATAAACCATCTATCCTCTTGAATGTGGGTTGGGATGAGGTCGATGCTGTTTCTGGTATTCCTGCCAAGACCATGTATGATGGAACAGATGCAGAAGATCAGAACGATACTTTGGTGCTTGTCCTTAGTGGATTCACTGTATCAGTTACCTTTACTTCAAGTGGTGCAGGAACAGAGCGAGACATCAGTGAGCTGATTGCTACTCTTAATACTGCTTTGGCTACACATGGGTCTGCTCACGCAGAGGGTCAAAACATTCGAGTAGTGAGTGCTTATGGTGATACTAATGCTTACATTCGTGTAGGTGCAGGTGTTGGCAATACAGCATTTAACTTGATTGAAGGAGATACTGCTTCAGCTAAGGGTGTGAGTGCAAGTGCTTTGGTTTCTGCTCTCATGTCTCATTCAGAGGCACAGGCAGACATTGCCGATTTCTTAGTCTCTGATACTGAGACTAAAATAGATGATGGTGCGGCAGATAAGTATGCGACCAATGCAGTTTCATTTATCCACACTGACGCTGTGGGTAAGCAATACATTGGTTTTGAGTCGCTTTCTGTAGGTGTCGCAAGTATCCTCGATGTGACAGCTCAAGGTAATGTTGCTACCACTAAGGGAACAGGTCTAAAGCTCACCACAAGTTCGGGAGCTGTGGGAGAAGCGTCTACACAAGGCTTCTTCTTAACCTCTAACAACCCTAATGGTACAGGATCAGCTAACACTTCTTCGATCAATGATGGAACAGGTGCAGACGGTCGTATCAGTCAGACTTATGTTGACTCTGTGACAGGTTTCACCATCACTATTCTCCCACGAGAAGGTGGTATTGCTTACCCGACAGGTGCAGATTCGACTTTGACTTTTAATGTAAGCACTAGCATCAAGACTAATGCGAACATCCCACAGTATGCCATTCCTGGTGTTTCATTGGTTGTTTCTAACACCCTTGATACAGCGATTGGTGATAATGCTCTTGTAGAGACTTTCTACAAAGGTGGGAAAGAGCCTACTATCGGTCAGACTTATTACATCGACTTCACTAGAGATCGTTCGAGCTTCAACACTCGTACCTTCACTAACCTTGCCGATGTGGTTCGTACTTATGGTGAGATTTCTCTTGAGAACACCTTATCAATGGGTGCGTTCCTTGCGTTCTCGAATGGGGCTACAGCACTTGCTTGTAAGCAGATTCAGCTCGATACAGGAGTTGTTGAGCCTTCCGAAGATCAGATGGTGACAGCACTCCAAGAGATTGAGGGCGAGATTGTGCCAGGTCTTTCACCAAGTGTGATCGTACCTCTCATGCCTGCTTCGACAGCACTTCTTTCAGCGATTTCTAATCACTGTGATGTTCAGTCATCACTCCGTTATCGTTCAGAGCGTAGGGCTGTTCTTGGTTGTGCTGTAGGTACTCAACCTCGTGATGCTCAAGCACTTGCTCAAGCGACAGGGAACTCTCGTATATGTTTGATTTATCCAGACATTGCTAACATTCGTTTCACTGACTCTCAAGGGGTGGCACAGAGCTACTTCGTAGGTGGTGAGATGATCGCAGTTGCTGTTGCGATGGCTACTTCTAACCCTGCAATCGACTCGGCTACCCCTTGGACTAACCGATCTGTTAATGGCTTCACTGATCTTGGTCGTATCCTTGATGATGTTGATGCTAATACCACAGCGAATGCAGGTATCACTGTCCTCAAGCAGACTCCACAAGGCATCCAAGTTCGTCATGGTCTGACCACCAATATGACTTCTGTGCTGACCAAGACTCCGACTGTTGTTCAGATCGCAGACGATGTTCACTTGCGAGTACGCAATCTCTGTAATCGTTATATCGGTACTAAGTTTGTTCCGAATACGATTTCTCAGATTGAAGGTCGTGTGAATGGACTCTTTAAGCAGTTGGTTCGAGATCAAATCATCTCGACTTACACAGGTCTTACTGTAGCGACTGACCCGAATGACCCAACAGGTCTTTTGGTAGATGTGTTCTACAAGCCTGTATTCCCTCTCCTTTACATTCAGTTCACCTTTACGGTTCAAGGTAGCTGATTAAAGGAAAGTCCTCTCTAAGAGCCATTTAAGCAACTCTTAGAGAGGACTGACCGACCATGCTTGGTTTACTGACCGATCATTATCGGTCTTCATCTTCGATGTCCTCTAGGGCATTGGGCACATCTTCCCAATCCCCATGTTCCCAAAGCTCACCGAACTCAATGGACTCGCTGTCAGTCCAATAGCTGAAACTTAGGCTGTCGGGTCGCTTGGTATCTTCTTCTTCATCAAGACCATCAAGGTCAAGTTCCCACTCATGTCCATTGACTCGTAGGAAACAGTATTTTACGCTGACCTCCCACTCTCGCACTTTACTTCAGTCATGGTATTCATCGAGTTCGATGAGGTCGATCTCAAAGTCAACGACCTCTCCATCATGGTACTCATAGGTGAGTTCCAAAGTGGCTTGGGGAGTCTCGATAGACCATGTAGAGTTCTCTAGGTCATCCCTAGAGAGTAGTCCAACATTGATTTTTGCAACGATCTCATCGGGGGGTGGTGATTGATCCATTTATTGCGATGATGGTATTCATGTTTGTTCTTCTTTCGGGGGAGTGGGTTTCGTGAGTTCCTCTGCTCCTCACACTAGGGTATAGATAAGGGATTACGGTTCGCTTAAAGTCTTGCTTTTGTTGAGCTTTTCGATAAGTATGCCGATCTCGTAACCCCTTATCTATAGTGATTGTGTAGCCCGACACACTCTTGAAAGGAGAACACAATGGCTCGCAAGAACAAAACCCAAGACAGCAACAAGGCTCAGAAAGCCGCCATGCGTAAGGCTCACTTCGCAAATGGTGGGTCAACCAGTGTGTGGTGTGGTAAATCTAACGCACACTCGGATCTTAAGAAGGCTCGCAACAAGTCGTCTTGCCGAAAGAAGGTTCAGTGGTGATGAACATACTAAGACAAATGATAGCTCTCATTGAGAGCAGAACAGATCCTAGCATGACACGCATGGAAGCGTGGAACGCTGTCGAAGATGACCTCAGAAACCTCAACCCTCGTATGAGGTGGGAGTCTTTCAAAAGACTGTGGGCTGAGTGCCACAAGTCGTAACCCCTTATTTATACCTTTATGTCATCAACACTTACTCTCTGAAAGGAGAACAACACTATGCCAAAGGCAATCAATCTAACTTCATCATGTGGAACATATGACTTTCTTCGCCCTCAGTTGGCTAAGGGCAGTCATAAGGGCAAGAATGTCTTGGAGAACATCGCAGGGTCAGCTTCTTGGGTGGGCGAGATGAAACTCGATGGGCATCGTATGCTCGTATCGTCTACCTGTGCTTGGTCAAGGATCGGCAAGGACATCGCTCGTATGGATCATATCCAAAACGAGTGTCCTGTGGGAACTTTGCTAGATGGTGAGATCCTCCCTAAGAGTGGAGCAGAGGGTTCAGATCGTGTATCGAACCTTCGGGCTGATGACCCTACAGCTCTTGGGTTCGTGGCTTTCGACATCTTGTATCATGAAGGTCAGTATGTCGGTGATCTATCTTGGGACAAGCGTAGAGTTATCCTTGAGTCTGTCATCGAGGACAGCATGGAGCATATCAGCTTGAGTCAACTCTACTACATGAACGAGTGGAGTACAGAACAACTCATGGAGATCGCTTCTGATCGAGAGCATGAGGGTATCATGCTCAAGAAGGTAAACGCTCCATACAAGGCAAACTCACGCTCTGCATGGGTGAAGCATAAGTTCACCGACACCCATGATGTGGTGATCGTGGACGCAAACGCAAAGCCTAGTGAGTGGCGAGTCCGACCAGGTGAGGTCTATCGTCAAGATGGAAAGCTCTATCCCGAAGGTCTGCATACCGACCCTTGGATCAAGGGGTATGTCGGGCTTAACTATGGCTTCTATGACCAACAGGGAACGCTCCGTATCGTAGGCTCACTTGGTGAGACTGGTCCTCGTGAAGATATGGAACAATATGTGGGTCGGGTAGCCGAGATCAAGGCTTATGGACAGTACCCTACAGGAGCGTTGCGACACCCTGTCCTTGAGCGTTGGCGAGAGGATAAACTACCAGAGGACTGTACCTTTGACTTTTAAGGAGAATAACAACATGAAGAAACCAAGTTTACTGATCGTGAAAAGCCGAGTAAAGATTGACCCTACCTTTGAGAACCATATCGGGTATATCGACTTCAGCTTTGCTAACCGAGAGTACAAAAAGTTTGAGGGCATCTATCTCAAGTCTTTTGATAGTCGTAAAAACTCTCCTAGATTTAGATCGGGTCTGACCCAAAGTCAGACCAAGCTCACAAACACGATCTCGATGAACTTAGTTGACTATAAAGGTCTTGATGTAGGCTCATTTCTTGAGAGCTTACAGTCAGTTTTCAATGTGGTCGAGGGATGAACAGGCACAAGATAAAAGCCAAAGTCTCAATGTCTTGGGTTTCTTGGAGATCTTAAGATCAGTCTTCAATGTGGCTCAATAGTTTATTTATACCTACACATAAGTGATCTCAATCAACCTTAAACAATGGAGAAATCGTTATGAGAAGATCTGCCAGTGAAGTAATCCGTAATCTTGAGAGTCGTATTGCACAACTTGAAAAATCTGCAAAGTCTACTCCGATTACATTGGAGTCTCCAGGTAGTCAGATGAGGGGTACTGTAAATACTCAGACTGTAAACGGTTTGAAAGAAATGCTCAAATCCGTACAAGAAATGTACGACATGGGTACATATATTGAAGACCCTAAAGATGAGTTTGAAGAGATTAATGTTTCTTGGGACTATAAAGGTTGGATTGATCTCGGAAACAGTATTCAGTTCCAGGTCAATCACGAAATCAACTACGATGGTAACCCTTACCTTGAGGTATCTAAAGAGGAACTTTGTAGAGCCATGTGTGCAGAGGGTCTTTGCGATGACCTTATCAAGAAGTTCTTAAAGAGAAACTTAAAGAACCATTCTATGTAGGATTCTTTTATCCCTCGTCTTCAATGTGGTCGAGGGATGATTTAGAGACATAGACAGGAGTGTGCTCTCCCCAATATGCACCGAGTACATTAAACTCGTACCACTCCCAAGCCATTTCATAGGCTCTTTCCTCATCAGTTTCTTCATCTTGAAACTCATTTTTCCAATGAGAAATCATCCTGTCGAGGTCATACACAAGAGCGTAAGGCTTTGAAGCTACACCTATAATCATGCTGTCAAATACTGATCTCGGTTCAAGGTAAACAAGATTTTCCATTTTTTTGCTCCTTTTGAGGTTAGTTTTGTATAATACCAATGTGAGTGTTATTGAACGCTCCGATGATCTTTGAAAACTTGTTGAACTTAACTTGAACACCTATGCTCTTTGGTAAGAGCGTCAGATGACTGACGATGACAGGTTCGACTCCTGTTAGGTGTTTTAGGTTATCCTCCCCTTTAGTTTTTTCACACTTTAAGTTTGAGAGTACCAAGGTTTAGGCAATGGGGGGATAACCTTTAAGCATTAGTAGCTCAGTGGAAGAGCAACACTTTCCTAAAGTGTAGGTCGTAGGTTCGATCCCTACCTAGTGTACTAGACCCTCCTTTTCATCTTTTTACAAAAATATCTAGGGGTAGATAGTGGGTAGATGTGGAAGGGTCTTTTTTTATCATGTCAGACCTCAATGGTGAGGTTGAGAAATAGGGTTCGATCCCCTCTGATGTGTTAGACTCCCCCTACTTTCTTTTATTTTCTTGTCTTGGATAAAAGAGGAGTAGGGTAGGGGTGGGTCTATTAGGCGATTTACCGAGACAAGAAGAAAAAATGCTGTGCCTAAGCCAGTATACCTACGAAAGCCCGTATGCGTGGGAGACTGTAGACAAGAGAAAGCGGTGGGTCAACCTCTCAGACCTAAGCCCTCACTACACTTGAGAGATAACATTAACCTTTAGGAGTTTGATTATGAGTAATCCAAACTATCCATCTAAGACTGGAAACCCATCGGGTGGAGGTCGAGGAAACACACCTAAATCTAAATAAGGATTTAGATGAAATCCACACTCTGTAAAAGTGATCTTCTTCCCTTTTACTCATAAACACTATCTGTTGTTCCTAGATAGGTGGTAAAAAAGGAACACCTAACATATCTGACTCCTCTTGGTGGAGCTTGTCGGGTTCGACTCCCACAGATATGCTAGACCCTCTTTTTATTGTTCATTTTGAACGGTGTGTGATAATCTTCGAGGGTCTAAACTTTGCACTTGTAGCTCAGTGGAAGAGCAGGGGCCTTCTAAGCCCAAGGTCGTAGGTTCGACCCCTACCAGGTGCGTTCGCTTGATTGGCATAAGACCTCTTATTGGAGATTTCTCTAATAGGGTTAGTTCTCCTTTAAGAGATCAAACTTTGGTTCGATTCCAAATCGAGCGACCACACTCTGTTCCTTTATAGGAACTCTTCAAACAGACGCATAGAGAGTAGTGGAAAAACAGATAAGCGTTTGCTCTGGCTTATTTGGGGTCTGTTTACGCTTCTTATTGCCACCGTTAAAGAAGATGCAAGCTCTTGGAGAACTATGGCTTTCGCACCATAACCTACCTAAGAGGGAAGCAGACCAAAAATGTCAAATGGTGAAGCGAGGGCATTACGCTAATGCGAATAAGGCATCGAGGGAGTCTGCTCATTCCTCTCGTTCATATCTCCTTTGCTCTTGGTAAAAGGGATATGAGCCAATTTTGTTGTGAGGTAGAAATCATGGGTTCTGATAAAGTCGAAAGTTTAAGGGTGTTAGTCAATCAAAAAATGAAGCTCGAAAAGTTCCTTAGTATTTGCGAGGGGCTTCACAGTGTGAGCTTCATCATGTTGATCTTCTATGTGGTAACATATAAACACAGTGATACCCTTTATGTTATCGCTTGGTCTTTTTTAGCGGTAGTAGGTTGGCTTATTACCTACCTCTTAGAGAAGAAGATTTTACTCGTAAAGAAATCCATCGCTGATGAACTCTTTGAAAGAGAAGAGTAATATGCTCACTTAGCTCAGTGGTAGAGCAATCGGCTGTTAACCGATCGGTCCAAGGTTCAAATCCTTGAGTGAGCGATACCTCCTTTGGTTGGTGGTTAAGAGCAACCATGACCCCTCATGTAAATGGGTTGTGCAAAGATAGCTTCTAGGTTGTTGGTCGCTTCTTTGTTTAGGGGTCGCTTATGTACCTGTAGCTCAACGAACAGAGCCTCATCGTTGTAGGTGAGAGGTCTAGGTGTAAGTCCTAGTGGGTGCAAATTGGAGTTAAGTATATGTCCGCTGTCGGAGGTTCGTTAACATTTCCCTTCCGATGGAAGTTGCCCTCTCTACTACGCTAGTCGAAATCCACTACAGAGGAAGCGTAAATGACAGACCACTTAACTTGAGTAGTGATAGTCGCTTACTCGATTGAAACATATCGGGTAGGTAGAACCTCTACCCTTACAGGATTACTCCTGTGAGCTATACTAATACAGAAAATGTTAACGCTGTGGCTTTACGCTGATTGTGGTATGTACTTGGAGGACTTAAGCCCATCCTACCCTAAGACTCGTTCAACTCTTATTCGTTTAAGGGGAATGGGCTTATAGTAGAATGACTAGCTTGGTCTAGGATTTCCCTAGACCATACTACTAAGGGTAGGGAAACTTACCCACTTTGGACAGGTGGTCGAGTGGTTAAAGACATCAGACTGTAAATCTGACCTCTTAGGAGTACGCAGGTTCAAATCCTGCCCTGTCCATTAAAGGATAAAACACATGAGTACAAAAGCGACAATCGCACATGGAGATGAGTTCCATGTGTACCAAGAGATGTTTGAGGGGGATGCCGTCTATCTCCAAATAGATAAGCATGGTGGGTTCGTTCAGATCATGGGCGATAGGATTACTGTAAGCCTACCTCCGAGCCTTTTAGACAAGATCGCAAAGGGTTGGCTAGATAATCGTGGAAAGTTCGATACAGAGCCAAATAAAGAGCTTAATCTTGAGGGTTAAAGAAAGAGTCGTAACCCCTTATCTATAGCCTAGTGTATCAACAACCACTAGGAGTCAAATATGAGCTTTTTTATCATGTCGGTCATCTTTGCAGTTGTGTTCGCACCTGCGTTTGATGTCCACCTCTACTTGAAGAAGGTGTAACCCCTTATTTATTAACTCTTGAAAGGAGAACCAACTATGTCAGATCACATCAGCCCAATCGTTTGGTCTAAGCCTGTAGGCAAGGCCGCTGATACTAACGCATCTCGTATCGCTCGCATCAAGTCATACCGAGATGAACATACCACCGTCCTCGCAAACGGTGTCCGTCCGATCCCTAAGATCGAAACTATCCTCAACATCCTCAACTGCCACGATATGTTTGAGGGTCGGTTTGAAGCTCGCCTCATTGTTGAGATGGACGACTTCCGAGTGTAACCCCTTATTGTATCCTTAAACATCAACCCCTACTCCCCAATGGAGAACAGATATGCCATACGACTTAAACTACAATCACTTCAACTATGTTCGGAGCTTCGAGAGTGAGATCAAGTCTCACCTTGAGAAGCCCGACCTCCCCTACCTTGCTCGGCAGTTCGCCATGATGGGCTGTGGGAGAAACTTCCTCGATGGAACTCTCGTGTGGCCTCACGAGAGTCTTGATCAGCAGTTCAATGAGATGGTTCACCATCTCCTCAAAGAGTACAAGCTCTTAGACACCCTTCGGGGCTACTTTGAGTTTGACTGCACTCTTGATGAGGATAATCCTAACAAGGTTCTCGTTAAGGGTTCAGACAAGGATATAGTATCGTTCCTTGTGGATGATCCCGATCCCCGATACTTCACCCTTTCCGACTAAAAAAAGACTTGCATAGGGGTGTTCAGATCAGATAAAAGACTCACCAACTACCTTCTATTCAAGGTCCATTCGTCTAGGGGTCTAGGACACTGGCCTTTCACGCCAGGAACACGAGTTCAAATCTCGTATGGATCATTAGGTGTTAAGCACCCATCGTTGCGAGTCATGTCATGAAAAAAGTTAAGTTCACCAAGAAAGACGGAAAGAAGTCGTACATCGAGGTCGATCAGTCTTTACTTAAAAACAAAATCCTCTCCCTCTATGGAGACAATAATCCTTACTCACTACAGAGCTTTTTGAACAACCCCCTTTCTTTCTCAGTAGATCGTGTAAACTATCAGAGGTTCAACTACTCTGATGGGAGCTTTGAGTATAAGGAGATGTAGTGGGTTATCAATCTAAGTGGGCTAAAGACAGGTCTAAGAGTAAGATAAACAAGATAGCTTCTCTGAAGCACCTTGCGAACAAGGTGTCAGACCCAACAGACAAAGCTAAAATTGAAGAGTTGATCTCTGTCTACCTAGACGCTCATGACTTTACAACAAGAGTAGGGTTAGAGATTGCAAAGTATGGAGACAAGTACACAGAGTAATCATATAATGTGATCTAAACTGATTGCTTTAAGGATTATCCTATGTACGACAACAAGAGTATATACTGCGAGAGATGCAAAAAAGACCGATGGGTAGGGGCGACCTGCTCGGCTTCAAAGAAGAATGAAAAGTGTGTCGATAAAATCTTTTTCACTAAAAAAAGAGTTGAAAAGAGTCTCTAAAGAGGGGTAGAAGATCACTCCAATCATATAAGTATTACATGAGGGTTGTTAGCTCAATTGGTAGAGCAACGGACTTTTAATCCGCAGGTTCTGGGTTCGAGTCCCAGACGACCCATCTGTTAAATGCTTATATGATTGGAGATGCAGTGCAGGAGATCAAGAAATACTCTTTTGAACAAGAGATACATGGAACGACCGTTCGTGTCGAACTACCCGACTACAAGATTAGAGAAATCAGCGAGTCCGAGGGGAAGAACTTTGATCAGTTCTTAAAAGACACGAACGCTAAAATTGTCGGAACTATCTATCCCGATACTTTCCCAAAAGGAGCAGAACCTTTTACGACTCATCTTTTGGATGTGCGTACAAAAAATACCGATTTCAGTTATTATCACGCTAGCTATGATAAGAACGCTAAAAGAGACTATGCGTATCACATGAAACTCATTCCATCGGGTGAGTTTGAAGCCGTAAGGTCACCGAATCAATCTAACTGCGAACGAGACAATCCTCATAAGTATCTTGATACTATGCCTAAAGAGGGTTCAATCAAGGTTAAGATCACTCGCCCCTTTTGGATTGGCACTCACATGGTAAGTGGGAATCTCATCTCACATTATGTTCGGAAGTCTGCAACGAGAAAACCATCAAGAGATTGGAGCTTTGAAAGTACCGCTAGGTATGAGCATCTTTGTAATGAACTCTCCGAAGCAATCGGTTTAGAACCTTGTTATTTCAATAACGAAGTAGACATCACTAAGAATGGCTTCAGATTGCCCACAGAAGCTGAGTGGTATTATGTCGCCAAAGCTAATGAAGATTTCGTCTATTCGGGTTCAGACAATATAAATTCAGTTGCCCATTGGAGAGGTGGTCATGGTCTTAAATGGTACAACTATAACCAAGTAGGGAAACTAAAGCCTAACGCTTGGGGTATGTATGACATGAGTGGCAACGGAAATGAACTTGTCCATAACTCATTTGGTACGCTCAAAGGTAGATACTCTAGCAACAAAGAATGCCCTATGGGTGAGCTAGATGGAGAGGGTTATCTTGTAGACCCTATTTCAGAGATACGCACTAACTATTTGGTGGCTAAAGGAGGTTCACATGAACCTTACGAAAATGACTGGTCGGCAACAACTTGTCGTATCGACTTTAGAAACACTTATGCCCATCACCCTATGTTTAGACTTGTAAGGAACGCACTATGAAGAAACTAAGTATCAAAAAAAATGTGACAAAAGAGATCACTTTCACCACAGTAAAAAAAGGTAAAGCCGACCTCAAAAAAGACGGTGGTACTGTCAGAGGGAGACATATAGTCAGAGTTACTATGATGGTAGGGAATGACTATAAAACTATCGCTGGTCTTGATCTAAACAAGATGAAATCAAGTTCTTACATTGATCATTATGAGAGTGTGAAAGAAAAAACGGGTCTCGACTTCAGCACCCTTGATTTTGGGTTTGCTTGGAGGAGTCGCAGTCTTCTTGAGGGTTTGGAACAATCAAGCCAAGGTGAGAACGATTATAGCACTCATTTAAAGACATACAATCCACACCCAAGTGGAGTTCGTGGAGTCTTGGTACATAAAGAGACTGGAAACCTCTACATCATGGGTGTGGTTGTGGAGGAAAAAATCATTCAACATGACCCTAAAGGTAATGCTCGTAAGACAAAGGGATCTACGAGAGGAGCTATCGTAAAAGGCATACAAGAAGAACTTGGACTCCATAGTGGTAAGTGGAGAATGTATCAGTTAGCCAAAGACACAACGATTAATGGTCTTGGTGTTGAAGATAAGATCGAAGAACCTAAAGAAGATAAGATCGAAGATACTAAATATGTTCGCATCTACACAATCTTAAACAAAGACAATGAGGTAGTGAAGACTTCTAAGGGTAGATACTATTTCACTAGAGAGATTGCCCGACAAGCTCGTAAAGAGGTAGCTCTTAAGCAAAAGAAAGTTAGGATTGCTGAGAGTTGGTTTACATCAAGCGAATGGAAGACTGCAAAATGAGTACGATTGATCGAGTCGAAAAAAGTCTGAGGAATAATTACTTCGCATCCTCTCAGTTTGAAACCGTAGGGTCTTTCTTTATTCATCTATGCTACAAGTATGAAGCGGAGAAAGCAGGAGCTATATGTGAATGGGCAGTGTCTCATCTTGCAGACGATGGCTATGTAAACAAAGGATCGCTTCAAACACTTGATAAAATACTCTCTAACGACACTTTGTCCGATATAGATAGGGAGTATGCAGAGATCGTAAGAAAAGCGATTGGTGGTTGTGATTTTGGACTCTCACGAACACCTAAACATTGGCATAAGACAGGACTGAAAGGACTAAGCAGATGAGTGAACCATTTGAAGGTTGGGAGCAACTGGTGTCATGTAGATCCAACCGAAACAGAAGACGATTTTTTAGACGATGATGATGTTATCATATAACTTTACGATTGGGAGACTACAAAATGAAAAGAACTACTGCTTGGGGTTGTGATAAAGAGTGTTTGGCTATGGGTCGATTTTACAACTATCTGTCTCAACATTTGAGTCTTGAAGCAGAAAAGGTGGGTCGGGTCATGGCTTGGGCAGAGGAAGTCTTTGAACAAGATCAGCTTTATACTAAAGAGATGAAGATCACTGTTAAGATTCTCTTAACTTCGGGTACTGAGGAGGACAAAGAGTTCGCTCAGTATGCTCAAGATGCTATTGAGGAAGTCAACTTTGGTATGATTAGGATGCCTAGAGATCATCAGATGCGTTATCGGAAAGAGATTCGTTGAAGCGTTTGGTTGATCTACAACATTTCCTAACAAGCCTATCTCTTTTTGAGATAAGTGTTTATCATTCGCTTATGATAAAGGGCTATGGAAAAACTTAAAATGTTGTGCAAGGTAAGAAACACCTTACTCTAGGATCTAGCAAGATCGAAAGGCTGAATGGGCCTCTCTTCTGTTTGTTGTGATCTCCTCAACACGACAATCATCTGCTCTAAGAGAGCATTTTACGACTGCAAATACTTCTCCTACGGACACGAGGAAAACGCTGTTGCTCCCACTCATCTTAGCATCGAGATCTACGATCTCCTTCGCTTCGTAGGCCATATCCATTTCTTCATAGATTTCGTCAAGAAGCTGACCCTCGGCAAAGGAAGGCATCTGACTAGCCGTTTTTCTCGTTGCACTTTCAAGTCTTGCAATTCTCATCTCAAGGTTACGAATGATTTCACTAGCAGATCTTCTCATAATGGTTCTCCATTGGTTAAGGTTAAAGAGATCACTTATTGGTGAGTGATAAAGAAACTACAAATCATATAAGAGAGGCATGAGGGCAGTTAGCTCAATCGGTAGAGCAGTAGACTTTAATCTATTGGTTCTGAGTTCGAGTTCCAGACGACCCACTCTGTAAATGCTCTTATATGATTGGAGACAATAATGAGCCTAGAACGCAAAGAGCTTCAGAAGCATCTCTTTTGCAATACTCAGTACGAGACTGTTGGACTATTCTTTTTCGATTTGATCCATCAGTATCAAGGGGATAAGGCAGGGTCTATTCTTGAATGGACAGTCTGTACACTTGCCGACACCGGCTATGTGAGAAAGGGTATGCTCACACATCTCAAGAAGCTCTTAAAGGATGAGTCTTTATCTGACCAAGATCGGGAGTATGCTGAGATTGTCTATAAGAGCGTAGACGACTACGACTTTGGTCTACAGCGAACCCCTAAAAACTGGATGCAGAGATAAGATCTTATCTTGCAGTTCTGAATGTGTTAATGGCACTTCTTTGGGAGTTAGCGATTTCAAGCACATCACAACTGAAGCTATTAGGCTCGTCCATTTCGCATTTGACAACTGCGAAGATACCTGGGAGTAAGTTGCCAACTTCCACAAGGAAAATACTGCTTCCGGTAACAGACTTAGAGTCGATAACTCTAATGTCAGATTCATCAAATCCAAGATCCATCTCTTCATAAATCTCATCAAGGAGCAGGGTTTCGGCTTCAAAGGGCATCGAACTTGCCTTCTTCATGGTTGATCTTTCAAGCCGAGCGATCCTACGCTCAAGGTTACGAATGATTTCACTTGCTGATCTTCTCATAATGGTTCTCCATTGGTTAAGGTTAAAGAGATCACTTATTGATAGGGTATAAATAAACTACAAATCATCTGAGTTCGAGTTCCAGACGACCCACTATACATCTTGGTGGTGATACTTTGTGTGGTATCATTACCACACGCCTAGATGGTGGAATTGGTAGACACAGGAGACTTAAAATCTCCCGACTTCGGTCGTGTGGGTTCGATCCCCACTCTAGGCATATAAGGGCAGTTAGCCAAGTTGGTCAAGGCATCCGTCTCATAAACGGAAGATCCTGGGTTCAATCCCCAGACTGCCCATTATTTATATTTTTCTATAATCATATAAGGCTAGGTATACATAAGAAAGGAACACTATGAGAACATTCGTATCAAAGCTAGGTCGCTTTAACTACACAATCCACAACCTTATCGCTCACCCCTTAATGGAAATCCTACATCTCGTAGGTCTTACGGAGTGGGGCGATAAGGTACATGACGCTACCTTACCCTTACGACATGATGAACATCATGCTGAGGAGGAGTCCATTATCTCCTAGAAGCAAGGCGATAAGAGGACTTTCTCATAATGATTACCTTCTCTCTGCTCTGTAGACTGCATTGATCAAGGCACGAGCGATTACACGATCCTTTTCTTTCTCACCCTCAGATAAAGAGCGATAAGATGCGTCTGCAAGTGCGATACGATTTGCCTTTTTTTCGGGCTGTGTTTGATAACGAGGGTCATCAACATTGTATGCCGCATAACTCCAACCATCGTGAACAGCATCAGCCACGATTTCTACGACTTTCTTGTCTTTCGGGTTTGACAATACAGTTTCGAGATTGTCCATAATTGCATCAAGAGCATAGAGACTTGAATACTTGTTTGCTTTTCTCCCAAAGCTTCCAGGTGTACTCAAACCATATCCGTACTCTTTATCTAGGGCTTTGTCCGAAATGTGGGTCGCTCTTTTGATGTCCACAAGGCTTCGGTTCTGAGGAGGTTTAGGGATAGACCGAGCATATTTGTTACGACTTGCGAACTTCTTTCCATAAAACTTTTCATTCGCCCATTCAATAGCAGATCTAAAGTTCCTACCCATTACTACTTTTGAAACTTTTCCGTCCTCTGTAGTTACAACAGTACCAGCAATCCCATTAAGTTCGTCTTTGTAGCCAAGATAAATTCTATCTTTAACAAGAATAAAAGGAAACTCATAGGGGCTTCCTTCTAGCGTGAAAGATACTTTTCCCTCTCCCTCAGCCTTTAGAGGCCATGAAGCAGGCTCATCGGGGTTTGCTTTGCCATAAGGGTTAATGAACTCGCCAACAATTCTTGATGATGGCTCAAAACTCACCTTGATGCCTCTTGCTCCTTCGCTTTTAAGTGCTCTTTCGATCTGCTTATTAAAGGTGCGACCTAAAAGGCGATCAAATAAAGAAGTTGCTTTCAACTTGTTCTTGCGATCATCAACAGGAAAGTAGCCTCCTGGAGAATGCTCTCCTCTTGTTACAACTTTATATCCAGATGCTTGCTTCTCAAGCCGAGCTAGTCTCATCTCAAGATTTCTGATTACTTCTGATGCTGATCTTCTCATGGTTTATTCTCCATTAGGTTTGAGGTTAATGAGATCACTTATGAGAAGCTATAAATAAACTATTAAATACATACGAGATTGAAGGTTGGTAGCTCTTCGTCTTTGGGAATGGGGAGGTAGGGGATCACCACTTTGTCTTCGTATAATCTCCAGGGATCGTCAGAGAGTAAGATTTCTAATGGGTCATTTGAAGGTTTGATTTCAAATTTACATAGTGGTGTTGAGTAGGCTTTAACTGTCTTACAGTCCAAAGAGTCACATGGCAACTTCTGTGGGTTTATACCACAGGATGCGAGGGCGAGATTTAAAATTGAAAAGGCAATAATTTTTTGCATGACATTTCCTTTATTGTAGTATCTACTGTTTACACAGAATAGATTATAAAGGAACTACAATGGATCCAGATTACGGTTATGGAGACATCTTAATAAAGCGAGTAGCTAACGGATGGCTTGTTGTATCTGGTTCTGAACATGAAGAAGGTCAAGTAAGGGTCTTTGTCTATGAGGACAAAGAGAACCCTAATTGGATAGCTGAGTCTCTTTATAATCTCTTACTCGATCAGTTTGCCCCTTATATGCAATCAAAGAGGTCGGCTGGTATTAAAATGAGCTTTTCGCATAAAACGAAGGAGGAAGAAGATGGAGATCAAGAGACAAGTTGAAGAGTTTGAGGCTGTTCAATACATAGGTGATAACGCAGATGAGGTAATCACCTTTATCGGTCTTGAAGCTGAAGTTAATGACAACAGCATTACAGTCATTGACTCTACAGGGGAATGGTCAGTTTTTGTTGACCAATGGGTTTTGAGGACTCTTGACCAAGAAATCTTAGGAACTGTAGACAAAGATCATTTTTGGGATAGCTTTGCCACAATAGATGAAGATTTAGATTAGACTTTATATTCGGTATTGCAAACGCAGTGCGTTATAGGTGCGTTGCTCTTGTCGAGATGGAGCGATACCATCACGAGCTTTTAAACCTAGTTCTTTGATTTTTTCCATGTCCTCACGATTGCCCTCAGACCGAGCCTTGCGATAGAGATCACGCAATCTCTCTACATCGAGAACAGCGTAGCGTGTGGAGGTAGATCGAGTACGATTAGCCTTGACAGCTTCAAGGATATAACGCTCTTGGTTAGCCCATAGAACGCTACCACTTTCAAGGGTATCTCGGCTTTTGATGATCTCCCTATCAGAACCACCATTCGGGAGAGAGTCGATCATTCCGATCCATTTGTCTTTATACCCTTTACGATCTGCTATTTTCTCGTAAAACTCGTCTTTCTCCTCATAGATTGAGATCCAATGATCGACACCTTTTTTCCAAGTCACTTTCCAGTTCTTAGTGCGTTGGAAGTATTTGCGATCACGAGCTTTACGGTTCAATAAAGTACCATCTACACGAGACACAAGACTAAGGTTCATTGAAGCATTACCTTTAGATACTGATCCTCCAGTATTTTTTTGGGTCGATGAGAGCTTCACAGCTACACGATCTGACAGGTGGATAAGGTATACACCTGCTTTGCCTGCAACTTGATTCCATGACCCAAAGTTAGATGAGAGCCAACCCTCAAGGTCGCTTCTTGCGATGTTTACATAGTCTTGCCGAGCCATTTCATACTCCTAAGTTTTGTTTTGTTTGGTGGGACTAGCTAATAGATAAGGGGTTACGCTTATCTTCTAAGTATAAATAAGTTATTAAAAAAACTATTGGGGGGTAGAGTGAGGGCTGTAGAAGTCATATAATGTATGCAGTTCAATCTTTTACGGAGCTACTTATGGTTCACTACTTGTTTTCTTTTATCTTCCTTTTAACGAGCCTTTCGGCCTATGCACTTGAGTGTGTCGAAGATGCCGAAGTGTTAAAGGTCATTTCACCTTGTCAGACCTCGTACTATAAATACGCACCTTTTTGTAGGTTTGGAGATGGTCTTTGTCTCTCCCTTATTCTTCAAGGTCTTGTTTCCAAAGACCTCTTTGATTATCGACCCGATATACGAAGGGTCTACAACACACCTTTGAAAAGAAAAGTTTTCTCAAGGACGGAGGAGTACAAAAGGCTTTACCGAGCGATGATTTCTGACTTGAGAGAGGCATCCTCAGCCGAGTTTTGCTCAACGATGAATACTTATTGGCTTTATGATGTGAACTTTGAAGGGTTTACATTTTTACCGAATACGCTCATCCCTAAAGGTAGGCTTTATCGGTTAACTAACATCTCGAAAGTGGCGAGCTATGATCTCATTCAGACATCGGAGTCCTCTGCAACGGACATAGAGTCTTGGGAAACACAGGCATCAATGAAGATGGCTTTCTTTAAGCTCGCTAAACAAGGGAGTGGTTATGTTGATGTTGCTTTAACCCACTTTGTATGGTTCATGCCTATGGTGTCTTATGACCATGAGGGATCGCCACAGATCGCTTATGATGAGGGTTGTAGATCACCTTCTCACTATTTTTATAAGGTCGTTCAATGAAGAATCAAAATGCTATCTTTGCTGTAATGATGATTGCTCTCATGACAATGATGTATTTACATACGAGTTTTAGTAATCCTAAACCTAGAGTTAGAGCGATTTTTTGGAACATACCTTTGTCAAAAGGTTGTGTGTGGCCAGTAAGAGAGGTCAAGTATACCAAGACCGAGATCAAGCACATTGTGCCTGTAGCTCAAGTTTATAAATGTACCTATGACAAGAACCATCGCTTAGTAAAGGTTAGTACCTTCAACTTTGAGCGAGGTTATCAAATGGAGATCCCAACAGAGGAAGTCTTATATGAGTGGATTGGTGTCCGACTTACACGCTATTCTGTTCGTAAGGCTTCTCATGGAAATGGGGAGATAGATGTGGAAATCTACACCCTCCATCGCTAGATGACTATTTTTTATTTTTGCGAGCTTCCTCACAGTTGAAAGAACCACCATTACCGTCTGGACAGGTGGTGCGATCTTTGTGCTTCTTATTGCTCACAAACTCATCATAGAGTTCGTTATACTCTTTCTTTTTAGCTTTGTTCTTCCACCATTTAGGTCCTAGTTTCTCGACCATTTCACCGTATTCGTGGTGGAGTCTATAGCAAGTACCACCACCTGGATTATCTTGTCCACCACCATCTTCATTATAGCAGTTTGTATTTCCAAAAGCCCACTCTTGTGAATAGTCGTAATTCTTCTTGGGGTCGAGAGGGTCATATTGACGAGCCGCTTCAAGTTCATCAGCCATTACCATCCCTGCGTCAATGTCAGCTTGGAGTTCAGCTAAGAACGGATCTGCATAACGATTTGATGATGACTGGTTTTCGAGGCGAGCAACACGAGCTTCAAGCTCACGAATAACTTCTGATGCTAATCTTTTCATAGCGATCTCCTTTGTGAATATGAACACAATAAGATTAGCTATAAATAATTTATTAAAAATCTTCTTTAGCCATGTAAGTTAAAGACTTCATGGATCTGATCTCATCAACAAAGGTAAGTGCAGGTACTCTTGAGGTACGATTAAAGTATTCTCTTTTGAGGTCTTTAAAGGAGTGGTGCTTTTCAAAGACAAAGATTACTTTGCGACCCTCAAGCTCTGTTTTTAATAGCTCCATACCTGTGGTCTTTAAGTACGCCGCAAAGTATAGATCAGAGGTTTTATATAGAGGCTCTGGTTTTATTTCATTGCTCATAGGGTAGCCTTTGCCATTAAGGATTATGCAACCCTATGATACCAAAGACTACTCTAAAAGAGAGGATAAAGCTGTTTGTGCTTTACGGACACCCTTATCACTAGATTGGATTTGAACGAGCTTATCCTTCTTATCCCATTTAGCGATAAGGGGTCGCTCACCCCATGTGCCTCTTAGCTCATCACCATCTGTGGTTAGAACTCTCCCCTCGAAAGAGGAACGCTTTAAGAAAGCACCAAGAACTTTTTTGTCTGAAAGGGCGATTTTCACCTATATCTCTCCTATAGAGTTTATGATTACTGTGCAGTACCTGCACCGTCATATACTACCACAAAGTCTGCCGATTTCATTCCACTAAGATCTCCCTGTGCAAGAGAAATCCAAAAGCTAGAGTCCTCTTCAACGATTGGGTTGAAGAAAGAACCTAGTTTAGCGAGCTGTCCTGCTTCATCGAGGAACACTTTGTTTCCGTTCTCATCTTCAAGGTCATAACCTGCTTCCACAGTAAAGGTAGCCCCACTAAGGATTTGGAGGATGTTATTTACTGTAGTAGATGAGTTACCAAGACCAATACCTGTAGCATTTAAGTTAGGGTTATCAGCCGCTTGGATCACACCGTTGATTAGAGCTTGGGTTAGATCGTTGCCTGCTCTCATCTCAGTGATAAGGTCAAGAGATACCTCAACAGCCTGTGCAGGAGAGATATGGTCATCACCAGCTTGAAGATCAAGGGTAACAAGTAAGTAAGAAGCAAGACCACTTACGGTGCGAGAAACTACAGTACCGTTAAGTACAGGCAGGGTAGGTGTCTCTACAACACGAAGGTAGCGAGGACCTTGTGGTGTAGGGTCAACTACAGGGTTTGCCTGTGATCTGTTAGGCCACATATCTTTTACAAGAAGCTGACTATTTTTAATAGAAGCATCACGAATACAAATTACTGGACTAGCCATGAGTTAATCTCCTTATTGAATGAGTGAGCCATCGTCTGCATAGCAAACAACAGTGTTAGCAGTCTGAGCCTTCTTCAACTGACCTTTACGAGCTGAGATGTAGAAAGAGTCAGAGAAGGTAGTGACGAGTTTACCGATGTCTGATGGGTCGGAGAACCCAGCAGGAACAGCTACCTCTAAAGCGGCATTATCAAAGTCTACACCAAGTTGGATGATCGTACCTTGAGCGAGTGAGAACACCTTATATCCCGATGCGATTTGCAAGATTTCTAGTACAGTTCCAAAAGAGTCTCCTCCTGTAAGACTTGCACCTGCTTCATTCGCATCAATGATTGTATCAATGTCATCAGAAGTGAGACTTTCACCACTAAGAGTTCGACCAAGGATAACATTAGCAATACCATTAGCCGTAGCAGGTAGCATAGCTCCACCAGCCGCTGTTTCGATTGTAGCTAGGAGATAAGTCGCAAGACCTGCGTAATCATCATCTAGTTCAAGATTACCAAGATTAAGAGCTGTTGCAGGTAGCTCGCTCACATCACGACCATGAGCATAAAGATACTGAGGTCCTTGAAAGTTAGGAGTGTAAACAGCACTTGATTGGGTCTTGTGTGGGAATAGATCAGTGATCTGAACAGCAACACGACCTTCGGTAGAATTGAGAACATTATTAGCAATAATAAATGGCATGGTTTATCTCCTATTATCCTGCGTAGATTGTACCGTCATCATTGTAGACGGTGAGTAGTGGGGTAGCAGACTTAACACCTGCAAATGCTCGGTTTACATCTTGATCACCAGTAAGACCACCGAGTACACCCTCAGAGAAAGAAATCTTCCAAGAGCTATCTTGTGGAACGAGAGTCCTCATGGTTGTCCCAAGAGTACCAGGAGCGATAACAGGAGCAAAGTTATCACCGTTATCTTGGATTGGAACACCTGCATTAACGATGTAATCTTCACCTGCGAGAATAGCAAGAACCTCTGCTACAGATCCGGTTGAGTTACCTTGGTCAAGACCCGAACCACCACTCACAGCATTACAAACACCATTGATTTCTGCGAGTCTTAGGATCTGACCTGCACGAACTCTAGCAAGTAGACCTTGAGCGATTTCTTCAGCTTCGGGTACAGTAAGTGCGTCTGCATCACCACCTGGATCAGCTTCAACATTTGCGATGAGGTAAGCAACAAGACCATTACACCGAGTAAGGAACTCAAGAGATCCATCTGTGTTAGTCTTGATGAAAGGACGAGTTCTACCTGTTGCTCCAATGTTTGAAACACGAACATAGAAAGGCCCTTGTGGGCGAGGGTCAATACCAGGATTTGACTGCGTGGCATTAGGGAAAAGGTCAGTGATCTGAATAGATCCGTTTTGGATCTCTGATCTTCGTGCGAGAATGAAAGGCATTGTCTTTCTCCTTAATAGTTAGGGTTCACCTATATATGGGTGAAATATAAATAGACTATTAAAGAGTCGGACTACTATTTAACCTCTATTGACGACAGAACACCGAATAGTGAACAAAGGTGTACCTGTTTGACCTGCTAAGAAGAATTCTCCTACAGCACCCGATGTTAAAGTCAATGACTCTCCTGGCCTCAAGATCGAGGGCGACATACCTGGATTAAATGAGATAAAAAGGTTAGATCCACCTTGAGGGTTATCTAGGTTTTGGATGTTGAGGGTCTGACTGAAGCTAGGGAGGTGAAAGTTTATTGATCCTGTGCTAAGAACATCTGGAATGCCATTACCTGTATCTAAATTCGGAGCGTTCCCGATAGTCGTGAAGATCGGTGCTGTTAGTGAGAAGAAATCGTAAGGAACTACACCCACTACTGGCCCAAAGTCTGTGGTTTCTTGTGTAGCACGAACTCGACCTCTGACTCTCAGATAGAGCATTTGATCATCCGTTGGCACACGAGGTGTGTTTGGTTTGAATGTAGTTGAATACTCATTGGGGTTGAATAAAAACCGAGTTTGATCTCTCTGCGACTCTTCAACACCTAGTTTTGCCTGTGTGATGAACTTGCTTCTAAAAGTCTTATCATAAGGTACAGAAAACATCTCAACAGGGTTGTTGTGTGCGTCATTGAGGTTAGAAGCACCAAACACAGTAATTTGATCCATACCTCTAAGATTTGCGTTGTGTACTACCATATCTATAAGACCTTTTGATCTATAGATAAGGCTTGGGATTAAGCGACCTCTACTCATTTCTTACTCTCTTTCTCTTTAGTTATATGGGGTTCATATGACTCGGTGTTCTTACCTTTAGACTTAGCAAGTTTTTGAGCGTCAGCCCAAGAGTCAACTCGTTCACCATCTACATTGGGAGCAAGGGCTACATTGGGAGCATCACGCTTCATCTCGTTTGTCCGAGCGTCTAGCCTCTTGTTTTTTTCACGCATCTGATTCTTGATGCGATGGTTCTTACCTGCCCATCCATCTCCTTTGAGTATGAAATTAGTAGTGGGTCTAAAAACTTTTTTGTGTTCATCACCACACTCTGGACAAGGTTGTGGGATGTCATGGTTATCCATAGATAATCGACAACTGTATTCCTCATCGAATTTTTTGCAGTCTTTGTTTCTGCAAAGGTAGGTGTAAAAAGGCATAATAGTTAAGCTCCAAAGAAATCTCTTAAGACCGCATAGGCGTGTTTGCATATCTTGTGCGTACCATTAGGGTCTTTCTTAGTGGGTTGTTCTGCTGTACCTCTCACTTTACCGAACAAGTAGTCGTTTTGGACTGCGTGATACTCTGGCCCTTGATACTGCCAATAGTTGCAAGTGCAAGTAAGGTGGAGATCGGGGTCTGATCTATCACCTTTAGCTTCAACAGTAACTACATAATCACCTACCTCAAACTCGATAGGCTCTTTAAGTACCTTTTCTTCAAAGCCATTTACGACAGCTTTGATTGAAGAAGCGTTCGACTTAACTTTTGAGTCGAGTCCGTTTGTAATTTGATTAAGATATGCTGATGATCTACGCATGATGTCTAGCCTCTCTATTGTTGCTAAGAGAGGCTAGATCATAAATAGATTATTACTTAATAGCGATAAACTTAACCTTGTCTCCAACTCGTTCCATCTTGAAGTTTCCAGGAAACTTGAATGTCTTACCTTTAAGGTCAACCAGAGCCACCTCTGTGATTGTCTCCTCCACAATCGCAGATCCTTCTGGAAGTACCTCTTGCTTTAATGAGAAATCTTTAACTTTGTTCTTGAAGTTAAACTCACCCCAAACAAGGTTCTCTTGTTCTACTAGGGGCTTTCTCTCCCATTCTTTAGGGGTAGGGTTGAGAATCGCATCTACCATGTCTTTTATTTTAACCTCATCACTCATGTTAAGTCTCCTTTTATTCGTGTGTTGCCATCATACCATGTCACCCCTTAGTTATTTACTTACTGAGATTAACCTTAACTAAGGAGAAAGTATGAATCTGAAAAAACAACTTGATGATGTCATCGTTCGCACTATGCGACCTCGTAAGGGTCAACTGATCCTCGTCAATGTGTTCTATGGGAGTAAAGATGATTTTACCCCCGATATGCCGACCTGTGAAAAGTTCGAGTTAGATTGGGTTGACCCCGATCTCTACAAGGAAGGGATGGTCTTTGACGCTCTGCTCTATGATGTCTTTGATGGTGGAAACGACAAAGAGCTTAATGACTCAAGACGCTTCACCATAGATGACCTCAACTAAGAACTTAGAAGCGAATGTAAAGTCCTGTACCCTCTTCAAAGCGATCTTTGATGTCCTCTGCATAGACATCGTTGAACTCTTTAACAACCTTTACGCTACGACCATGAGTACGAATGAACTCCATGTCATATAAGTCCATGCCATTAAGAGTAATGCGTACTCGGTTCACTGCACCAGCGTGTTTTGGTTTTGGGAATACAAGGGTGACACCCAAAGGCTCATTGATAAGTTGTTTGAGTCCAATGAACATCTGCAACTTGCGTCCTCCACCGAGCTGTTGGACGATGGTAGCCGCAATCGCATTGGCACTCTTACTCTCTTGTGCTTGTCTTTTGCAAGTACAATGTGAGCAACCACAACCACTAGACTGCTTCTCTAGTCGTGCGACCCTGTTCTCTAGGTTTCTTAGCATTTCACTAGCTGATCTTCTCATAAGGTTCTCCATTTGGTTAAGGTTAAAGAGATTACCTATGGAGAACCGATAAAGAGACTACAAATTAATCCTCGTCATACTCTTGTTGAGCGAGGATTAACATACCCTTAGAGACAGCATGGAGTGGATCAGAAGCATGACGAACCTCTGAAATCTCAATAGGGAAACGCTTACGCTTAGTCTCAAAGACCTCTCTAAAGAAATCCATGAACCCACCTGCTAGACTTGTGCCACCACCCACTACGATTGGAATGGGCTTGTTAAGGGTGAGGTGTCCACCTTTCATCACAAACTGTTGTGCGATGTTATCCAAAGCGTGTTCAATAAGAGCCTTATAATAGAACGAGATCGCTTCTTCTTCTCTATTCTTAGGGTCTTTAAGGTTAATGCCTTTCTCTTTAACAGAACACATCTTAGAGGCTGTAGCACCTACAGAGCGAGACGCACCTTGATCAATCCAATCACCCCCACGAGCAACTGAGAATGAAAGACCCTCAATGGTGTTGATAGCGAGGGCAATGTTGGTCATACCCGAACCAAAAGAGATGCCGATACCACTAAATCCTTCTTTAGATGTTTCGGCAAAGACAATAGCCATAGCTTCGTTAGCTGGATGAGCTGTATAACCACATTCTTGAACGATGCGTGTAAAGACACCCTTGTGATAAACAACATCCATGTTAGCGTCTACAGGAGCGGCAGGGATTGAGAAATAACAATGCTCTCCCTCATGGCTTGGTTCACCGAGTACATCTTTAACCATGTGTCCAAGAACAGTAAGGGAGTCGATCTCATCGGCAGAAATCAGACCTGCTTTTAGAGGTCTACGACCTTCACGACCAAACATATTGGCAACTTCCATAGCCTCATCACCGAGTACAAGAAGGTTATCATCAGCTTCGATGTAAGAAACCGATCCGAGTTTGAGCATCTTTTTTGCTGATTGTGGGAGGTCGATAAATAGATCACGCATTCTTCTAAGAGTGACCTCGTTTTTCTTAGCACCACTCATACGAGCGGAGACTAAGTTCATAGTTCCAATGTCAAGTCCTACACCTTTACTCATTGTTTATTTGCCTTTCTTAATGCTTTCAAAGCAGAGAGTGCGTCCGAGAGTTCATCAGAACCCTCTGATTTTGTTTCATTCGCCAAAGACTCTGAGGAGGCTATGGTCTTATTAGAGATAATGTTGGATGGGATAAAGGTCAATCCTTCATCTGCTGTTGTGTTCATATTACCCATAGATGATGTAGTTTGAGCGTTATTATTTACCACCACTTGTTGTGCTGGCATCTGTTTGGCGACAGCTTCGGCTATAGCTTCGGGAGAAATCATAGTGCCGAGCTGTTGGATGAGGACATTAGCAAGAGCGTTCATATCGAGCTGAGGTTGCTCTGCTTGTTTCTCTATGATGACCTCTTTTTCAACTTCAACAATCTTCTCAACCACTACAGGTTTTTCAACAACCTCTTTAACTACCTTTGACTCCCTAACTATTTGAAACCTATTGCTGTGTACTCCTAGTCGAGAGGGAGGACGATTGCTTTTAATCTTGAGGGCGATCACTCCTGTGTTGACTAGAAACTTCAGTTCTGAGTTTGAGTCGTACTGAGCTTTCGTACAATCAAAGGTCTGACCTTGTTTGAGTTTGAGTCGGAGGCTCTTAACCTCTATATCTTTAAGACACTGTGCTACATATATCATGGTTCGCCTTTGCTCATACTTTTAGTAAGAAAGAAAGTTGCCCTTCGTATGGCTTTCATTCTACCCTTCTCAATCCCTTGCTCAATAAAGTTAAACTTATAGACGGCTGGATGTATCCATTTGTTTTCCGTTTTAAGGGGGAGATTTCTAAACACGACCTCGCCTGTCTTGGTCTTAATCGGTACGACTTTCTTCTCCATGTTGGATTTACGAGTAAGCCAATTCATTTCATAGGGTTCTTTGCGTTCAAGATACTTCTTAACCCACTGCCAATCAGACTTGAGTTTGATTGCTCCACCTTTAGTGATTTCGTAGTAGAACGAATCTAAGAACTCTTTGGTGCGAGGTATACCTGTACCCAGACCTGCCGCTTTCTTAGCTGACTCTTTAACTGCCTTGACTATTTCTTCACCAAAGATTTCTAAGACCTTTTTCGATATGTCTTTGCCTCTTAGGTCTACATTCTGAAACTGATTTTTACGCACTCTGTAAGTACGGAGATCCCAAGGTCGATTTGGATCTCTGTTTTTGGGTGGGTTTCTTCTTGCTCGTCTTGGGTCAAACTTCATATCTATGCCTCCTCTATTGAGGTTTTGATAAACAAAGTACAAAGCTCAATAGTTTTTTTATGATTGGTGGATAGTGATTGTATCCCCTGTTCCCGATATGTGTATCTCCCATTGGGAGTCCGAAGAAGAAGGGTGTCAGGACATATTGGGGGCAGAACTCCTTTGATCTGTTTGGTTTTCACCCTTTCTCAAACAGTTAGGAAACAGGAGGCAATCGCTTGCTCACACAAGGATTTTTTCATGTCAGATAAAGAACCAGAAGTAGACCCCATAGAGATTGAGGTCAACCTCTTAAATGAGTTGATCGAGGACAACATTATCATAGTTATTCATCGGAACGGTATGTCTATCATGATGAATGAGGATGAAGATGATAGATCTCAAGAACAGATGAGGTTATTTTCTCGCCTCTATGTAGCGGCTAACCCTAGCTTTGTTCTTCGGGTGTTTCTGATCTTAGAGGTGTTTTTGCTCTTAGTTTGGGAGACTTTAGCCGATTTCTACGACTCAAAGATCAAGAAACCGTAAAGTACCCTCTAGTTGGATTGTGGACAGACCCGAACTCACTCAGCCGAGACATGAATCTATCTTGGATGGCTACTAAGTATTCCTCAAGTGTCTCAAAGCCATCTTCTCTGCCCCATTCTTCATAGTTTTCAACAGGGTAGATACTGATTTCAGTCATGCCAGAATACTCAGTGCTTTTTTCTTTAAATGCAGAAACCTCTACACCAAGAACGGAGTGGTGAAGCCAACCTCGCCCCCTTCGGTTAGATCTGATACCAGAAGCGTGTAGGATGATTTCTTCTTTGGTGTTCTTTCCAACAATGATGTCTGGAAGCTGAAGCTCTTTTGGTGTTTTAAGTTCAACGGTTAATCCACTATTAGAGATAAAGATGCCGTGATCCCAACCTAGATTATCAATAAAACTCCCGATCTTTAAAGTAAGATCTTCAAGTTCTCCCATATCATTAAAGTGAAGCCCACTGAATTGAAGGGAAAGTAAGTCTTTTCTGACATGAGTCGTAAGTGATCTTCCTCCTAGTGAACTAAAAAAACTTTTAGCATCTAGTGCTATATCATCGTTGATGTTTTTCATATCTTCTACTCCTTTACGATATGGTGGGTCATAAACGGTCTACAAATTGTATAAGGGTAGTGTTCACATTAACCTTAACCACAATGGAGGTCGCACATGAGCGATAAGTGGAAAGCAGGACCAGAAGTCCAAGAGCAGATCAATCATCTCATCGGAAACGCACACCCTCATCTCGCAGACATCATGGATGACATCGTAGTCATCTTCAAAGAGAAGTGTTCAAGGAAGGGTGGTCGCCCTATTCTCGGTAAGACATCTAAAGCACCTGGTATTCTTTCAGTTCTTGGAGATCACGCATACGAGTTCGTCATTGAGCTTGGTGCAGACTGTTGGAACAATCTCAATGAGGCACAGCGTTTAGCTCTCCTCGATCATCTTCTCTGCTTCATTGGTGGTGAGGAGGACGAGAAGTCGGGTGAGATGAAGTATTTCCTCTCTACTCCCGATGTCTTTTACTTCTCAGAAGAGGTAGAGCGTAATGGTAGCTGGCGTGAGGACATGATGCCCGATGGTGTACCCGAAGAAGAAGGCTCAGACGCACCTTTGTTAGACCCTATCGGATAAGGAGCTTCACATGAAATACAGACGCATGGAATATGTTGACGGACGAGAGCAAATGATCGTTGCTACAAAGGAAGAGATTGATCGTGAAGCAGGGCTTCTTCCAGGTCATAACGCTTTCAATGCTGATTTCATTTTAGATGGTTGGGAGGAGTTCTCTGACGAGACATTCAACAACTACCAACAGGCAACAGCACAGACTGCCAAGTACCCACCCGACCAAGCTCTTGAGTACCTTTCACTTGGTATTGCAAGTGAAGCAGGTGAGGTCGCAGGTAAGATGAAGAAGTGGATTCGTGATGGAGACAGCAAGATGACTCGTGAAGAGTGGGTTCAAGCTATGTCATCAGAAATCGGTGATGTGCTTTGGTACTCCGCTCGCCTAGCTGATGAGCTTGGTCTAAGCCTCTCACAGATTGCAGAGGACAATATGGATAAGCTCTTAGACCGTAAGGCGAGGGGTGTTATCGGAGGTAGTGGAGATAACCGTTAGGCTTTAGACTCAATAAGCGTGTATGTCTTAGAGAGGTCAGCAAGACAACTTTTTAAGTCTGCACCCTTATCAAAGATGACTTGAGTCGCAACCATAGGGTTAGAACCTGTACCGATAGAACCCCTCTGAGTAATTGCAGTTCCCATGTTCATTCTACAAAAGCCCTCGATGTTTTTCAGTTCTGATTTAGGGCAGAATACTTGCAGTGAAACATCGGAGCTGAAATCTTCATCATAGGAAATTTCTACAAAGACAGGGTTTTTGACTTTCGTGGTTGAGGCTGATCGGTTCTCAAGCCGAGCTAGTCTCATCTCAAGATTTCTGATTGTTTCTGATGCTGATCTTCTCATAGGGAGTTCTCCATTTGGTTTGTAGTTAATGAGATCACTTATTGGTGGGTATAAATAAACTATTAGTCCTCTGCACCAGCCATATCAGCAGACCCTCCTTCAACATCCATATCGGTAGTCTCCTCAACTCCACCCTCTGAACCTGCGTCTACAGTCATGTCCTCTACACCCATGTCGGTCATGTCTGAACCAGCTTCAACGGTTGCGTCCATTTCCATACCTGCTTCTGTTGAACTAGCGTCAGTAGCACCGCCCTCTGAACCTGCGTCTGCATCAGCCATATCGCCACCTTCTGATCCTGCATCCATACCTCCCTCAGAACCACCCATCTCCATGCCTGCCATATCGCAAGCTACAGGAGTTTCGGTTGTTTCCTTGTCCTTATCGCAAGCGACAAGGGTAAGAGCAATAACTGCAATGGTAAGTAGATTTCTCATGGTATATACCTTTCGTTGTTAAGTGTTTGAAAGAAGGTATATAAAGGAACTACAAAAGTTATTCAAATTTAACTGATAAAGGTCTATATTTATAGACTCTTTATATTTCTCCTCAGTAAAAAACTGAGGTGATTATGAGACTTGTTTGCATTTCAGACACCCACAATCAGCACGATAAACTTGATTTGCCCGATGGAGATGTCCTAATCCACGCAGGTGATTGGACAGGCACAGGAACGCAGAAGCAAGTGATCTCATTTATAAGGTGGTTTGCTAGTCAACCCCATAAGCATAAAATACTGATTGCAGGAAACCATGAAGTGACTCTCGATAAGTCCTTCTATCAGATCAACTGGCCTAGATTTCATCCGAAGCAACCTCACAGATCACATGACATAACTAACTATGTGTTGAGAGAGGAAGGCATCTACTATCTTGAGGACACAGAAGTGGTCATCGAGGGTGTCAAGTTTTACGGTAGTCCATGTCAGCCCTCTTTTGGAGGTTGGGCTTTCAATGTAGATAGAGGTTTACCAATACGAGCTGTGTGGGGAAATATATCAGAGGACACCGATGTGTTGATAACGCATGGTCCACCCTATGGGTATGGGGATAAGTTAGCGTGTGGGGAGCGAGTGGGCTGTAAAGACTTACTTGATGAGATTACATCGAGAGTAAAGCCCAAAGTTCATATTTACGGTCATATTCATGAGGGATATGGTACATACGACTTAGAGGGAATTAAGCTCATTAACCCATCGAGCTGTAATGAACACTACAAGATTACTAATAAGCCTATTGTGTACGACTTAGAATAGATCTTCGGACCAAACGATGTACTTGTCTCGCATGAACTCGATATAGGCTTTTGCTCTAGGGTTTCTAGCTAGTCTAATCGCTTCCTCAAAGTCACCTCCGAAAAGTGCTTCAAACTTGTCAGAAGCACCGTCATCATACTCTGGATCAATCCTAGACAGCCCATCAATATGATCAAGAATAAAGTCCTCGAACCTCATCTTAGCTATTCTTTTAGCACTTGCTCTGCGAGTTAGTTCACTGCCTGTAGTTTGACGATCAAAATCAGACCTTGTTCGTCTTTCATCAAGAAGTATTTTTTCTAGTTGTTGGTCGCCTTCATCATCTTGATAGATAGTCGCCCATTTATTATTTATCTCACAATGCACAAGAGCATAGAGGCTGTTTTTATCTTCACGATCTTCTTTTACGGACAACACTTTGAGACTACTAAATCCAAAGTCATCGTAAAGTCTGTTTTCAAGCCACTCTGCCACTTCAAAATTTGTTCTTGCTTGTCTATTACTACTCTGTTTACTCGTAGAAGGGAAAGGGGTCGGGTTATATTTAGATGCCATATCGACCATCTCTCTATCCTCATGTGTTAGTCGTTGTCTGTACCAATCGCTACCCATAGAGATTAGTGCATAGTTAGTTCTGTCTAAAGAACGCTCTAACTTGGACAAGTGTCTTGGGAGAGCTTCAAAGTTATCCCCACAACGCTTGTATATTTCCTCAGCGAGTTGAGGGTTTTCTTTTATGGCCTCGACCATTTGGTTCATGTGTGTACGAACGATGTGAGCTTCCACTCTCGCAGAGGAAACCCCTTGAGATAAAATAGACCAAGATGCTTGGCTTGAAGATTTCTTTTTCATTATTATTCTCCTTGTCTCTTGGTCTAAAGCAATATGATAGAAAAACTATTACTCTAGTTCTTCTGGTATATCGAAGCGTACTGTTCTTCTATACTTATCCCGATACCCAATCTTAGCTTCTACTTGGTGCTTACAAGGGATCATCTTCCCTGTCTTGATCTTGTGTACTATTAACTCGTAATCCATGATCTCACCAGGTAATGCCATGATGATATATGGGTTCGCCATATCAGTCGGAAGGTCTTTAGGATCAACAACAAGCACAACTGCTGTTGGAGTAGAAATCCAACCTTTGATATGGATTGTTTGATTGGTAGCGAGTATTGAGGTGTATGGTTTTAAGTCGATCACAGATCCGTTCGACCCGAATGATTTAAGAACAGCAACAGACCCTTTTTTGCTCCAATATGATGGGATTGTGGGAGTGTTAGGCTCTCTATTCCACCACAAGAACAGTTCTTCTGGTTCTCTGATGCAAGCGACTAAGCTAGAGATTTTTGTGATTAAATCCATTATCTGATCCTCTTAGGGTGTTTGTACTTAGTTCTCCAAGAGGGCTGTATAAGTTCCATCTCTTCAATTCCAACTTTACTCAAGATGTTGGGTTCAAAGACGCTACCTAAAGATATTTTAGTCCTGGCTAAAACTTTGTGTTTAGGGGGGTGTGCATACCCATTCGACTTATCTACAACTAGGTAGGTGTGAGTAGAGTTCATCTCTTCATTTTGATAGAGGAAGATGATCACATTCTTGAGTACCTTTATTGTCATCCCTAAAGCAGATGCGATAGCTCTTGATGCTTCAATAATCGCATCCACATTGCCTTCTGGTGTAGTCGGGATTGTTGGCTCTGGAGATTGATCCACAACTTCTGTTTGGGGAGGCTCTTGAGTTGGCTCTGTAATAGCGTTCATTGTCCTCCAACGAGGCTTGAGGCTACTCATCCTCTCATGCCCTACACAGACATCTAAATTATCGTTTGTGATGTTTGAGAGGTTAACATTGAGGTTTGGCTTAGACTTCGTTTTTGGAGCGAACAGATTACCTGTAGCATAGTCGATGAACATATAAGCGTGTGTCGAACCTACAGCCTGGTTGGTGTAAATGAAGAGTCCGTACTTACGACCCTTTTTAAACAGGAGTCCAAGTCTGTTTGCCAATGACTCTGAGGTTTGGATCATCTGTTGTTTACTTGGGAGTGTTTCTTCAACCTGTGTGGTAGGCTCAACTTCTTCAGTCTCACTTGATACAAAAACCCCTTCAAAGTTTGAACCATCGGGTTCATAAGACACACCATCAACAATGATGCTGTTAAACGCTTCTAATGACTTAGGGTGGAGTTTACCCATAGCTTTGTAAGAAATTGCTTCACAGAAGTGTTCTTCGACATCAGTGATTGCATATTTGGTAGGGAAGATACCAGTTTGTGCCTTGATGTAGTCTTTGATGTATTTCTTATTATAAGCACCAATCTCGCTACCATCTGGTAATACGAGGTAGACACCTCCTCGTATTATCCTAGAAATCTTTGTAGGAACACCCTCATTAGGTTTCACCCCTACATAAGTTTTAGTGCGATTTTTTTTAGCATATAGATTAATGTCTATACCTATCCAGTCGGATAGGTTGATACGCTGTGCAAAGTGGCACTTACTATCGTATCTTTTCCACAGTTGCTTTTTTTCCCTAGAGAGATTATTCTGGTAATACCTGTGTCCAATCTCATGTATGAATGTCTTCATGAACTCTTCTTTATCTCTATCCATGTACTTCATGGTGATCTCGTCTTTTACCGAGTTGTACCATGCGTACCAGCTTGCTCTACCTAGCTTCTCAACTAATACAACATCACCATAAAGTGCTTGGGTAAAGTTGGGGGCTAATGAGTTAGTGCATCTTCTGAGTGCTTGAGTGCAAGCCTCTTTCATCTCCTCGACTTTATCTTCATTGAGGTTGATTGGGTTTTTTAATGTGAAAGGTCCTACATCTACAGCGTTATCGCCTTCTTCTCTTAAAGGGTGTTGGAGCAGAGTAAGCATATCATCAATATGTCTTGTCTTGTCAGAGAACCAAGAAAAAGGGTTGTACCTTGAGCGAGGGAGTTTAAGTTTATTCTTAATCGCCCGAACTCTCCTCGACTTATTTTCGGGGAAATTGATCTTATGGAATAAGAAATCAGCCAAAAGTACACAATAAACCAAAGCCCTCGATCCAAGTAATGAGGGGTCAAACTTTGCATTCTCAAGGTATTCAATGGCTTCTAAAATAGGGGTGTTATACTCAGTGTTTCTTATGAGTCCTTGCCATGCACCTATTTCACATCTTCTTAAGTGACTGTAGTTTGCGTATCTTTTCATTTATTCACCATCTAACTTTGAACTTGATCTTGATCTGCATATCTTCGTTGATAACCTGTTCTGGAGGTCGGGTGTCATAAGCATAGTTAAGCTCATTGACGAGGGAGAATACTTTATTGATTCTGAACTCAAGAGATCCTGTAGTTAAGATGCGGTAATCTTCGGGGTCAGTGAACAAAGGCTGAAAGTAAGTAATCAGTTGACCTTTGATACGGTTCTCCCATTCCTTGCCTACACGAATATAGGAGGTCGCTCTAGCATCAAGATTTCCTACCTCAAGAGTTGAGATACGCTCATAGTCTGACATCCCACCGATACCTATAGCTAGGTGGTCGTTGAACATGGTGAACCTTAACCCACATCCTGCGAGCTGTCTCAAGGTTAGTAGTTGGAACTCGGCTGTCTGTACTTGAGTGAATACCTCTGTGCCGACATGATCCCACCACATAGCTGTCCATCTAAGGTGAGCGTAAGACTGATCTTGGAAAGGCTCTCCATCGCTTTCACCATAAGACATAGACCCAATGATGAGTGAGTGGTGTAGTCCTTTAATGTAGTCTGCTCTTAAGCCGAGTTGGTATTGGAATACTTGTACATTGCCTCTTTGGAGAGATAATCCAACTTCGTTAGAGCCATGTAGTCCTTGCTTATCCCCACCTCGATCAGACTCAATGTTTACTACTTGCCCCCAAGCGATGAATGGGAGCATTATAATAAAGATAAGCAAGGCTTTCATTACAGGATCTCCACAGGATAATTCTCAAGTAGGAGTCTTGTAAGAGGACAACGCTTATTCTTTGCATGAGTCTCTAAATAAGGCACATGATTTCTACTCTTTGAGTGGAGACTGTGAGCTACTTCACCCGAATAGAGAATGAGATCAGTGATCGCCTTGTGAGAAGCTCTTGCACAGCTAGGTTTAAATCCTAGAGGACCAGCTACCATACGCTTAGGCTTCTGATTGAGTAAGCAAGCACCACCAAGAGCCTTACTTGCATTACAGTTTAAACCTTGACAGCGTGTACTGAAATAAGACCCTGCTTCTGGATGCTTGTTCTCTACCATACGAGCTAGGCTATTAACCTTTTTCTCTAGTTTACGGAGAGCGACTTCAACATCATTTTGAACAGCTTTGGTGTAGCCATAGTTCCCACTAGCCGCTGTCTTGGTGCTTGCCATTCGACTCATGCCTCTATAGATCTTCATCGCCATAGCGTTGTTGGAAGCGGCGTATTCAAAGAGCTTTTCTGCGTCTTGATCTACCAATTCTTCTTCGATCTCACGAACAGAAACACCATAGTGGTCTGCTATATGCTTTAGGATCTTTAACTTCTCTTGTGGAGAAATGCTGTTCAGATACCTTGCGTTCTCAGCACCAGACCCTGCTGTCTTGCTCATGTATGCGTTAGCAACTCTACTTGCTTGACGCAACACAGACCTAGATTTAGATACCAAGTCCTCAACTTCTTTTTTAAGCCTGTTGATGTTCTTGTCGGCTTTTTCCATCGCCCTGTAGTAGTGGTCGAAACTAGGGTTATAAAAATCACTACCATGTGTATCTACTAGGTCTTGCTCGTTTTCTTCAGCTTCAATCCAGTTCTGATAGACCCTTCGGTCAATCATGCCGAGATCGAAAAGACCTTTGATGTCCATGTCATCAATGCACTTTTCAGCTTTGTCTATTTGAGATTGGATCTCTAAGGAGTTTTCAATCAGACTTTCGGATACTTCGTGCCTACTCATTTCACCACTCCAAGTCGTCAATGATGTCGTAATGGGCGAGGCGATCAAGTGCTGTCATGCCAGATGGTTTACCTTTTGATCCTCCTCCCTCATTCTTTTTGACCCTTGCTGGATCTAAGCCTTTAGGACCCATTGCACCCTCGTATTTCTCCCAATCTTTCCCAAAGTTCTTTTTTTGTTCCTCATAAGAGTCTTTAACATCTTTTGGGCTATGGTGTTTATGGCTCTTGACTCTTGATTCTTTATCGAAGTCTGCCATGATGCCCATGTCATCAATGATTTCGTCATCAATGTCATCAATGATTTCGTCATCAAGATCATCAATGATTTCGTCATCAAGATCATCAATGATTTCGTCATCAAGATCATCAGCGAACTTAAAGCTCTCTTCACCATGTGGGTGGTCATCACGATAGCCACGATAACGAGCAACATCATTTAGGTTTGAGTAGGACTGAGAAATCTTATCTTCTACCCAATCGTCAAGACCTTCCATACCGATGTCATCAACGATGAAATCAGCCATGTCGCTCATCTCACGAAGGTTCTGTCGGCTCATGTATGAACCAGACTCCTCGTGGTCTTTAGCCATACGGTCAAGACCCATGTCATCTACAATCTCGAACCCTTCAAGTTCTTCAGCTTCAAACTCTGCTTCAAAGTCATCAGCGATAACCTCGTCTTTGACATTACCTGGTCCACCTTTTAATGGTTCGATCCCCATATTTACTTGAACTACATTTTCACCCAAGAAATCAGCGGCATTTCTCTCACCATAGTCGGGCTGTAGGCGAAGTGGTTGTTGTGGGAAACGAAGCTCCATGTGCTTCTGAGCGATTTTTTTTGCGAGTCTCTTAAACATTTCAGATCTCCTTTGATTGTTCATCTAATCTCTAACAATAGATAAACTATTAAATGTTAGGTAGTCCTACGAGGTACTTAACTACCTCGCCTTTACCTTCTAGGTTTCGGGTGTAGCACTTCTTGTCATCATCCCATTCGAGAGGCTTGTTGATGATTGTCCGTACTTGTTTTTCATCTTGTACATGATTTACCCCAAGTCGCTTTTTTAAAAGTCGGGCGAATCTTGCGTCAACTTCTGCATACCAGCCTCTTTTTAAGAGGAGTTCTGCACCTTTCATCAACATAGCGTTTCTACCCTCGCTTGTGCCATCAGACCCGATGAGTCCGATCTTCTTCCCGAAGCTAGTAGTGCTATAACTAACAAAAGCATCTATCTCATCATCACCTTCAACATCAACTACCCAAAAGAGGTCGTAGTTTCTCATAAGGTCTGACTTGGAGCTTATGTGTTTTCCTACTTTGGAGTATGACAGATCATAAATGACCCACAGTTGTTCTTGTTGGTCTTGGTCGAACTGTTTAGAAGGTGCTTCAATCCACTTTTTACGCTCAAGGTGGACACGAGCAATACGCTGTGCCATCCTTTGATGTGCAAATGAGTTGAATACTAACTTGTATGCTTCACCCACAGCTTTTTTCCACTTTAGAGGTGCTTGGATCTTAAGCGTTTCAAAGAAGAGGTTGGCTGGTATCATAACTTCTGATTGCTTTTGTGCTGTAAGTGCTTTGAAATAAATAACTTTATTTTCTGAGGGATAGGTACTTAATCTCTCCATGATGTCACCTATAGCATCTCTTAGGTTTGTGTAGAACTCAATGTCATCAAGTTGGTGGTTCTCGTTCACAAGACCTCCAAACTCTCGATGTTGATCCCGATCTGGTGTCCTTATCTTTTTAGAAGGTTTTCCGAAGGGATCTTCAACAAAGTTCATTATCATTAGCTTATTGCTCACAGCTTCGGTCAAAAGGGATTGAGCAACATGGGTCATCTCATGTACGACAATTTGCCAAATCTGCTTTTGTAATTTTTCTACAATCGGAAAGTCCTCTCCATTCGCAGGGACTTTCACATAGACACTAAGCTCTCTTCTTCCGGTTTCCCAAGATCCTGCTGGTTTTCCATCTCCTCTTGTTCTTCCACCTACGACAACGAAGATACCTTTAAAAGCCTCTAGGCTCTGATCAAAGTCATCGAGCTTACCTTTTAGCTTATTAATAAATTTATGGTGTCTTCGAGTCGGCCAGCCCTCGTTTTCATACTCTACTATTTCTTGTTCCTTCTCCGAGATTGCCTCTACTAGATCTTGTTTTACCCTTTCTTGATGTTCTTCTAGTTTTTCTGCTCCTATGTACCAATCTTCATGCAGATCGACTGAAAACCACTTCTTCTCTTCTTTTCTAGGGGAGAGGACTAAACCTTTTAGTTCTTCTTTGATCCCCACCCATTTTGTAGATCTGACATTTCCAAAGTTGTAGTTGTTATGTACTCGTTCATAACCGAGATCTAAGATAGGCTCTAACCTCTCTTTAACGCTCTCTCTGACAGCAACGGAATTAATACCAGAGAAATCTCTTTGTTTAAGAACTGGCGTATTCCCAAAGTGTCTTAGCTTATCATGAAGCTCCTTATATTCCTTGAATAGATCCCTCGTACCTTTGGTGTCAAGAGAGGATCTGAAATCGGAGATCATGTCTTTTATCTTTTTCTCCATAGGGTCTACGCTAGACGGAGAGTCGGAGATGTATTTATTACATTCTTCGATAAGTAAAAGAGCGACCTGTGAGATCACATGGTGATATATATCTCTAGTCATTTGGGGTGGTGGTTTCATTAACCCTGCGTATTTCATTTTTATCTCCCATTAAGGTATATAGAAGCAATCTTGCTTGCCATTATTTGACGACCATCCTCTGTAATCTCACGCTCAATCATAAGAGCAGGTCTGCGTACTAAATAGTTAGGCCATTTCTCATACCACTTAGAGTAGAAATCATCTTCGGACACTTCACGAGTGG